AGCGACATTGCTAAAATCATTGCTATATTGAAACAAATTCCAAGGCACATTCTCAACCAACCCCGAAGAATTTACACGGGTGCCGTCAGAGGCCCTTGTGAAAACAAGGTCCGCGCTTCCGTCGATAGGGATTTCAGAATATACTACGTCCTCCTTGTATCCGCTCGGGATCATTACTAGGGACGCTTTTTCAAGTAGTGTGCTCATTTTTTATTGTATGATGGATAGTGCCTGCAGACCCTTCTCAGCGCATGAGAGCGCCTCATAGTACCCGCTGTCTTGTGTTATTCTTGTTGCGTATGATGATTTGATGGACCAGCCTCCTAGCTTATTACGCAGGCACCCAGTGCCCTCGTAATAGCCTCCGTCTGCTGTTACACGGTTGTTGTATAGCGTTACCAAATAGTAATCGTTCGTCTCTAAAAAGACGCTCGAGCCAACTATATTAGCAATACTTATCTGCATCTTACCAAAGGGCTACGATGTCAGTTGCGCTGGTTCCAGTAGCGTAAACCTTAATCACCTGCACAGGCATAAAGGTACCTCCGTTCACTCCAGCGAATGTAATATCGTCTCCACCAATGGTGCGAACCTTAATGTCTCCGTATCCACCTACATACAGCACGCAGCCGTTGTTGCCGGATCCGTTCTGAGTGGATACGCTAAGGATATTGGTGCTGTCGCTCGGAGTGACTGCAGCAGCACGGGATATTTGTAGCTTCTGATAGGCCATGATACTGCAAATTTAAGCAATCTTAGGCATTAAATAAAAAGGGCCCCGCAGGGCCCTCTCTTTTAGTCTTCTTTCTCGACTAGCTTGATCTCGCCAAACTCAACGTCCGGTTGTTCGTTTAAGTGCTCGATGGCCTTGACGATGTTACTCACTTCGAGAAGTCCGAAGCATCCTTTTTGGATGGCAATGTTGAGAGCCTCGTTTACGATTTGAATTGCAGTTTTATTGTCCATAATTTTTTAAATAGTTGCCCAAGGTAGGGGTGTGTTTTCGGGAGATACAGGGGGGTTGATTTGCGAATCAATTTGACCTTGAATACAAGCCTCCAAGTTGTTAACGCCATCAATACCCAACTGGTCAACAATCCATTGCAGAACTTGAGCCTCTGTCAAGTCGGCATAGGGGATGTAGTTAGGTTGGTCTGCGATAACCTCAAATTGTGCTGAGTTAGAAAGCGAAGCGGTGTAGTTTCCGTCTACGCCTGTTACAAGGTAGAGAGCCGTTACAACGTAATCGGGTTCGTTTGTTACGGGAATGGTGTACAAGTTCGTAACCTCCCAAGTGTAAGTAGTTGCCATTTTTCAAATATACTAATTAGACGCTTAACATTATTTTGTAGTCAGTTCCATTGATTTTCACGTCCCATAGGAATTGGGCCGGTACGTCTGCGGTTGGGTTTACTGCACCAGCGGGATAAGCAGCCGAACCGACTACGAATTGGTTGGAGGCTGTGGCTGTTGCATCACGACCTAAAATTATAGAAGCATCAAAGTTGCCATTATTTGTCCCCGAACCTATTGCCGTATTGCTGGAACCCGTTGTGTTACTAAACCCAACTGCTCCAAACCCAATGGCAACATTATTTGTTCCCGTTGTGCTTGAGTTTAGAGAAGCGAAACCAAGAGCCGTATTTCTATTTCCGCTTGTTTGTGATTGTAAAGCAACATAACCGACCGCAACATTTTCGTTGCTTGTGCTATTTTGTAATGCTTGATACCCGATTGCAGTATTCTCTCTGCCCGTTGTAACAACCGATAATGCTTGATACCCTAAAGCGGTATTAAAATTACCCGTACTTACTCTCAACGCTTGATACCCTATTGCAGTAATACCAGTCCCACTCGTATTACTAAACGCTGCCTCAAAGCCTACAGCGGTGTTGTTGGCAGCGGTGTTGTTGCGTAGAGAATCACGGCCTACTGCTGTATTAGCATTTGCGTTTACACTTGTTAAAGAACCTGTACCTATTGCTGTATTACTGATTCCTGTAGTGTTTGTCAATAAAGCACCATCACCGAATCCCGTATTTGCTATTCCCGTTGTATTGGCCGTTAATGCCTTAAAACCTACAGCGGTGTTGTAACCACCAGTAGAACTTCTCAATGCCTGATAACCTACAGCAGTTATCTCTACCCCACTCGTATTGCTCAACGCTGCCTCAAAACCTACAGCGGTGTTGCTTGAGGCGGTGTTACTTTCTAACGCACTACGACCTATGGCGGTGTTTGCACTACCAGTTACGTTATAGTACAATGAAGCAGTACCTAATGACGTATTGTAGTCGCCAAGGCTGTTTGAAAATAAACTTGCACGGCCAACCGATGTGTTTTGCGTACCAGTTGTATTATTATATGCAGATTGATAACCCAATGCTGTATTGTAACTACCCGTACTATTTCGCAACGCCTGATAACCTACTGCGGTAATTTCTACCCCACTCGTATTGAATTTTGCAGCCTCATAACCTATACCAACATTGCTGTTAGCAGTAGTGTTACTATTTAACGCATCGCTCCCCAACGCCACGTTATACGCACCTGTGGTATTGCTATTCAGCGTGCCTGTACCTATGGCCGTGTTGTAATCGCCAGTAGTAGAGGCGCTTCCAAGGGCGTTCTCTCCGAAGGCAGTGTTGTTAGCCACTCCAGCCTTACCATTACTAGTTACAGAGCCGGTGCTCAGTTTAAGAGGGGTATCGTTGCCCAAGCCATCGGTGATGGTCTTCAGCGATCCAGTCAGTTGGTCGTTATCAGTGGTCTTGATTAGACCATCGTATGTGTTCTTAGGGGTTAAGCCAGTTAGAGAAGTTCCCATGTTGCAAAGATACGTTAATTACTTATTACAATTATTCCAATTCGTGTCCCAGTCTTCCCAGACGACAGGTGTGATAAGCTCCCACAAGTCAGTTGAGTAGCAGCCGTCACTCGATCCACCCGTCATGTCAAGGGCAATAATACTATCAGCCGTCGTGCCAGTAGCGAATACCTTCGTCACATGCACAGGCATAAATGTACCACCAGGAACACTATAGAATGTTACATCATCGCCGCCAGCCGTTAGCACGCGTACGTTACCTCCTACGCCAATATATAGCGCTGAATATTTGTTACTCGCAGATAGTTGAAACTGTAACGTCTCCGTGTCAGACGGATACACCAGTGCGCCCTGCGCGTGCTGAAGTTGCTGGGTAGGCATGGTGCAAAGTTAATGAATTTACCCTTGACCGCGATTCGGTTTGCGGTAGTTCTTGCTGCCCTTAGTCTTAGAGGTCTTCGTCTTAGCATGAACGCCAGGTCTTCTAACCTTCGGTTTGACCTTGTACGAAGAGGAGTTTAGCGAACCGCCTTTAGCCTTTGCCATATGGGAACGCCTTGTTTAGAGCCTCCTTGCGCTTAGAGCAGCCGCAGTCCTTGCCAGTAATCTTACTATATTTGTCAGCCATCTTCTTGATGCCCGTGGCGATGGTCATCTTCTCGATCGTATCGCCCAATCCCTTTGATTTCATATAGCAAATATAGCACATGTTCACATGTGCTATCTATGAAGTATTGTGGCTCTCTCTGAAGTAACGTGGTTATCTCCGCACAGCCTTCACCCTAGCACCCATGCCTACTCTTGACTTCTCTCTTTTCTTGGCGGCAAGCTTAGAGCCGCTCATCTCTGACTTTGTCACCGGAGTCTTCGAGCTCACGCGCTTAGTGGGGCGGCAGTACTCGTTCTTACCACCAGCTCCGCATGGCTTGCCTGTCTTTGTGTCCTGCCACTTCTCAGCGCCCCAGCGCTTTAGGCTAGCGCCTTTCTCGCTCTTGGTGACGTTGCCACTTGCCTTGCGGCACTTGGCAATGGCCTGTGAGGCACGAGCACTAGGAAAGATCTTGTACTGGGCCTTTACTTTGCTATAGCAGGCATCTTTTGGCATGGTGCAAAGTTAGCGTAATCTATCAAACATATTTGTGTTTGAGAGTCTGACTACAAAGTCTTCGTATGTTATAGTAAATTTGTGCCAAATCTACTACAATGACATACGATTTCATGAAATTCTGGAGGCCTGTGCGCATCTGGACCCTTAGAGAGTACAAGCTCAAGAACTCAGAGCTGGATATGATGCTCTTCCTTTACTCCGAGAACTGGTTTACACGCGGAGATTTCGACCTTATTGGCGATGTCATGTCTTGGGACCGCAAAATCTTTGACGATATCATGAACAAAGGCTATATCATCAAGGTCAAAGAGCACGTTCCCTACCGATCAAAGGCCAGATACGCCCTTTCTCAGCACGCCAAAGGCATTGTCGCCCATATGTACAGAAAACTCACCGGCGAAGAGTCTCTAAAGAGGTTCTCCGGCGGTGAGTTCACCACAAAACGCTATAACTTGCTCCAGGAGCGTATGGCTAGCACACGAGAACTACGTCCTGCTCCCGTATCACGTAACACGAGACACCGTTTACCAAAATCGGATGGCCGGCGGTCTTATCGACATACAAAAGAAGGCCTTCCTTCAAAGCGTGGTGGCACTCAGTCCCCACCGCCAGAACAGTAGCCTTCTTGTAGCGCATGTCGTTGCTATCCTTGACACCCAACAACAGCCCACTCTCGCTAGTTTTCTCTTGCTCCACGACCTCCTCGACCAGTATGTACTTGCCGATGGCCTTGATATTGTCTAGTTTGCTCATAAATCTCTTACATTAGATACAATAACTGACGTTCCCATGATGGTAGAGGCCACACTTACTGCGTTCTGCAGTGCCGTTCTGGTTACCTTCGCTGGGTCAGTCACCCCCATCTCAATCATGTTGCCGTAGCGCTGCGTTCTCACGTTGAACCCTAGCCCTGGCTCGTCCATCTGACCCTCCACGTAAGCCCAATCGTCGCCAGCGTTCTTCAAAATCTGACGCATTGGCGCCTTCAGAGCCTCTTTTAGGATGGCTGAGGCCTTGGAGTTTGACTCGACTAGTGCTGTAGTAGCGTTATGTAACGCTACTCCGCCACCAGCGAGGATCCCCTCCTCGAGGGCTGCGCGCACAGCGCACACAGCGTCGTCCACCCTGTCCTTCTTCTCCTTCTGCTCAATCTCAGAGTCAGCCCCAACGTATATGATACCAATGCCGCCCGTCAAGTTTGCCAGCCTCTGCTGCTCAAATGCGTCTGTTGAGCCCTTTAGCGCCTCGATGCGGGCGTCCACCACGCTCTGCTCGCCACGACCGCCCACAATGACCGTCTGCTCCTGGCTTGAGATGACCTTGTCAGCCTTACCCAACCAGTCCATACCAACCAGGCTCAGCTCGTCGCCCGTGTCCTCGCTCACCAACCGAGCGCCGACCATGGCAGCGATGTCCTCCATCAGCTCCTTGCGTCGGTACCCAAAGTCGGGAGGTAAGATCTGGCACACCTTGATCGTGCCCTTCATGGCGTTTACGTTCAAAGTGTTCATAGCGTTCATCCCCATCTCGGAGATGATGAGCAAACTGTCGCCGTTCTGCACAATAGGTGCCAGCACGTGCTCGAGCTTGGAGAGGTTCTCAATCTTCTGATCGGAGACGAGGACGTAGGGGTTCTGAAGAACCCCTTCATTCTTCTTCTGATCCGTGATGAAGAACCTGGAGCCAATGCCCCTGTCAATCTTAATGCCTTGGATAATCTCAGAGTATGTCTCTGACGTCTTTGAGTCAGCCACGCTCACGTAGCTCACCTGCTTGTAGGCATCAGCAATGAGCTCGCCTATCTCAGCGTCACCGTTGGCGCTCACTGTCGCCACGTCCACCAGCGTCTCGTCCGTCACTGGCACTGCCATCTCCTTGAGCGCGTCCACCACCTTGGCGGCAATGGCCTGCAGCTCACGGGTCACCGTTCCCATGTCCACGGCACCACCCAACTGCTTGCGGGCCTCGTTGATGATGGCCTGCGTCAGCACAATGCTCGTGGTCGTCCCGTCTCCAGCCTGAGTGGCTGTCTTCTCGGATGCCTCACGGGCAATGCCCACAGCCATGTTCTCGACAGGGTCAAGAAGGTTAATGGACCTTGCCACCGAGACACCATCCTTGGTAATGACCACGCCATGGGTGTGGTTCTCAGACTCGATCAGCACCGTGCGCCCCTTTGGGCCCAGTGTGCTCTTGACAGCGTCAGCCAGCGTGTTGATGCCGCTGATTAGTTTCTCTTGGCCATCCTGACCAAAATGTACATGCTTTAAAATTGCCATAGATTTGATTCTTGGTGCAAATATACCAAGACCATACCAATTAGGCAAGGACTGACAAGGTGTCTTGTGTGAGCCCCAACCTAACAGCGTAGCTGCTAGGTCACAACCCCTTCAGCATCGCAATGAGGTTCGCGGCAGGGTAGCAGTCGCTCTTGTCCGTGCGGTAGCTGGTGTGGTTCCAAATGCCAGGGGCGCCACTCATGGCCTCCTTGCTGATGTCCCACATGTCCTCGTTGTATACCAATGGTATGTCGTAGACACGAGTCCAGTACTTGAGTAGCTTCTCCACCGACTCAATCTGCTCGTCAGTGTATGTGTGCCAGAACTTGTGCTTCTTGAATGGTGTCTCCAACTCCTCAACCTCCTCGTTGGGGATGGTTTGACCATATATGGTCTTGAATACACCTGCCTCGTATTTCAAGGGGCCATACGCACAAATTTCAATGCCAATACTACTCTTGTCCAGGTTCTGGTACTTGAGACCAAGAGGTGTGAAGTGCTTGGTGCCTAGCCCCAAGTGGCTGGCCCAGTACTTTGAGCTGTAGGCCTGGTGGATCACACCATCGCCACCAACCACCACGGCAGTGGCAACTCTCTCCGGGGTCTTGTCCCACCCACGGATTACATTGGCAGCGTTGCGGTTGCTAACCGTATGGTGCAATACAATCTGCGTCTTTTTTGGCATCTCCTTCACGTACTGACTCGCACTCAATGGGGTCTGTACAATATTCAAATCATCAAGCATAATTGGCATACCACAAAGATATGGACTAAAACAGATATTCTGCAGTGATTGACATAAATGTCAAACAATGTAGAAATGCTGAAACTTTTTCTCTTTTCTAGAAATATATTTTTATGTATCTATCTTATTTTTTTTTTTTTATTTTCAGCTAAAAAAAACAGCATTTCAGCATTTTAATAGATAAATATAAGAAAATCAATAAGTTACACGATGTAGAAACGAATGCTGAAGAGTGCTGAAACTACCGTGAAACTGTGAAACAGCACTATTTAACATAATGTTATGTCATAGAAATGTCATTATCGTATTATTGCGATAGAGATGATGAGAAAGTTTTAGCACTTATCAAAGTGTTTAAAAACACCTCGAGCGATGGACTTATTTACCGATTGGTCAAATCCAGGCAATCGACAAGCGGATGATCAATAGGTCTAAAACAACCTCGTAATAAGGATCCTCCTTGTCAGGGTTGTACAGCTGGAAGCCTACCAAAAGGCCATAGCGGAGTCGGGACTCTAAGGTAATGGTCATGGTGCAAAGGTCAACAAAATTTGTTAGACGTATGGGGGTTGAGGGTAATAATATAATTTCACAGTCCCCGACCCGATCGGAAAGTCGATTTTTTCGGATAGGGGGGGTCGGGATTTTGGCTCGCCGTTCCCGAATTTTTGGGGTTTCCTGTGGGTACCTGTTGGCCATACTAGGCACGGCACAGCCCCACAGCCTAGCCCGTCGCTTGCCGCAGTCTAGGACCTAGGACCTAGCCCGTTTTGCTTCCCCGATTCCTAGGCACGCTCACAGAACAAGTGTCAACATGACGCTTCTGCTGTGAGACGGGGCAACCGGAAAACTGCAGCCCCACCTTCCCCCACTTTGCCCCAATTCTAGGGCCTAGAAAGAGAGGGTTTCCCCCACCGAACCCCACATTTCCCCGCCAACAAGTCACCCCCGATAAAAAGGGCCAAAAACTTTATAAAAAAAAATATTTGCCCTAACTGATTGATTTTCAATTAAATCCCATTTAGAATGATTCTAAATTAACACTTTTTTTCACAAAAATTTGGTAGTCACAAACCCGCGCCCCAACTTTGCATCATCGTTCTGATACATCACCGCCCCACTTCACCCGTGACCCTTTGGGTATGGCGGTACCGGTTCCACCTTCTAGACCACTGCGGTGCAGTGCTCGCCGGACCCGTTCTTTGACTTATTGATACTACCGCATGGCGCCGAGAGACGGCTCTCTCCACCCACATCCTGTAGCCCATGGATGAGCGCCACCTACAAACCCAAGCCAATTGGCTTGCTGCCCGTTCGAGTCGGGCCTTGGGTTCCACCTAAAACTAACATCATGAAAAACAAAAATTCAATGACCAACACAGAAATCAAAATTGCCGCCGCTGAGTACTTCGTAAAGCATATGCTTCAAGTTTATCGCGATGAAAAGAAATATGACAAAAGAGCGGCCGAAGACACCGAGTACATCCTTTGCCTTATTGATAAGTACAAGGAAGAACTTTTGGAAAAAGGGCGAGGCTTCTAGTCAAACTGATGAGTCCTAAATGGACGAAACGCCTACGGGCGTCTTTGACATAACCCTAAACATTATGAAAGCAATCAAAATCACCCCCGACCAATTACGCCAAGAGCCACCAAGAGCCTACAACCCCAAGGAATGGGACGCCTCTGTCGACAGGATGCTGAAGTATGGCGATGTCATCTTCTACAAGGTAGACAAGGCCGATGGGGCCTATGGATGGGATAAGTACTATGCCGAGTACACCATCCCCGAAGGCATCCGACTCCTAGGCCAATTCAGTTACGGAGGCGCCATCACCAACGGCGGCTTCTATCAACTACACAAATCCCAAAAGACTCCCGACGGCCGCGGGCTCGAGCAGGTGCTAGACCTAGCACAAGAGGGCAAGATGGACGAGGCTAAGGCCCTAATGGTCGAGATAGAAAAATCCGATGTAGTCGAGTTGATGCTAGGCACATTCCAAAACGAACACGGCGAAGAATGCCTAATCGGAACTAGCAAGGAAGCGAGAGCCGACATGGCTGAGCGCTCTAGAAAGTACGGCTCCGTCTTCACCAAGGGGTTCTAACCCCCATCCCCTGTCTACACCGGTAGCGAGCAGAGCGAGACTGCACAGGGGAGCCACCATTATGAAAATCAAGACATTTAACATCGGAGAGTATGCCATCGGAGGCAGAGTACAGGTCGAGAGACTAGGTAATGGCACCTATCGGGTGCGCTGCTTAGATTGGGACACGAGAAAGTTAGTGCACGATGCACTATGCTCAGACCTTAACGACCTACAATCACACCTAGAGCAAGAGGTAACATCTTGCTATTGGGCAGATGAGATTTACAATCACTTCAAAAAGTAACCATTATGAAATTCTTTTTAATTAATGACGGCCGCGTAATCGAGGCCAAGAGCAAGGTAGAAGCCCTTCGCTCAGCAGGCTATGACCTAATTTATTGGCAAGGCATGACCCCATACGCACAAAAGTGGGGCATCTATCCAAAACGAGTAATCGCTAAACAATACAAACCATGAAACCAATTAAACTAACAGCCCTAGGCGGAGGCGATGTCTTCGTCAACCCCAATCAAATCGGCCACATCTGCGTCATTACTGACCTGTTGGACAAAAAGACCTACACTATCGTGGGAGTCACTACTCACAACAACGGCGGCCTAAAGATAAAGGAGACGCCCGAGCAAATCATTAAACTAATTGAACAAACAAACCAATAAACAACCATGAACCAAGATTTAAAAGAAACCCTCATCGGCTTTTCAGCCATCATCGCGCTAGGCGTGGCATGTTTAATCACCTTAATCATTTTCGCATGAACAAGCGCATTTTAGCAATCAGCCTAGGGCTCAACCTTATCCTGTTGGGCTCTAGTTTCACGAGTGACGCAAGGTCTCGCATCATCAGCAACCTAGAAGACCTACGCGAATGGATGGAGCAAGACTTCGAGGCGGCTCTCGACCACGGCGACACCGGTACGGCTGAGCACCTTGCTCAGTACATGGAGACAATCGAAGAGACGCTAGAGCACGCCTACGACAAGCCCATCGAGCAACCCGAGTTCAACCACTTCGTATACACAAAGGACGCCAAGGTCGTGACCGACAGCGCCGGCAATGTGAACTGCGTATGGGTAGACGGACAACCTTACACCTTAGACCTAACAATACTAGAAAACTTATGAAAACCACAACAGGAGCCCTAGGCAACACGGGCATGCATTCAAACGGAGGCGGAGGCGTAATCGCTGAGCGTCGCAGACCCGAACTATTCTTCCGAGACGAGACAGGCCACACTCAGTACCTGTGCCCAAACAATGATGTCCACTACGACAACGACGGCAACCCGTACTTGCTAGTCAAACTCGACAGGTTCCGTCAGTTCATGGCCTACCTAGACTTGACAGGCCAAGACATTGACGACGTGTGCTACGGATACATGGGTAGGGTAGGGGACGCTGTTCGTGTCGACATCCACTTCTAACATTTGCTCCCGCCATGGTGCATGGCTTGGTTCGACTCCAAGCGCGGGACCCAACCTAAACTAAAATATTATGAACAACGAGACAACAAAATTCACCTACCTAGTAGAGATTAACGGAAACCTTGAATACCTCCTCATGACAGAGGGGCAGTTCCTAAATTACAGGTCATTAAAATATGGTGACAAGACCTGTGAGGAGTTTAATGTCGTAAGCAAGGAGCCATTCATCGACCCAAGAAACAAGACAAGATGGCATTTCACCATAGAGCGCACATTTAAGACTCGCCTTTCAGTAATGGCATCTGATGCAGAGGAGGCTAAGCAACTATTCTCTGACATGACTTTTGATGAGCTTCTAGAACAAGAAAGAGCCCAATATCATGTAACATCAACGCAAGTGCGTGTGACAAACTTTGAAAGCGGCGCTGACTTTGAATTATAATAAACACATAATCATGAACTACGAATTCATCATTTGGCATACCTTCTCTACCCGTGTGGTAGTAGATGCTGACAACGAAGATGAGGCCTTGGAGCACATCAAACTCATGGACAAAATGGGTAACCTAGACAACCTAATGCTAGAGCAAAACGACTTGGTCGACAAGACCATCGAGAGCCGAGGCGAGATAAACAACTAATCATTATGAAAATCAAAGACATTCGATCCTTGCAACAGGAGATTGGCTACGCGCCACTCCAACGACTAGTAGACACAGGACAGGCGTGGCACATGGAAGGCTCAACGGGCCGCCTGTGCATGAGCCTTCTTAAGGTAGGCGCCCTGTTCTTGCCGCGCAAAGACTTCCGCGATGCCTATGGCAACATAGTCCCATCACGGACAAAACTCAAGGCCGGCACGACAGGCACGCTAGAACTATCAATCCAATACTACACCAACAAACTATTCGCAACCGATGAGAGCATCTAAACTAATCAGACAACTTCAAGAGATTGCCGACGAGCACGGCCTGTCTCTAGACGACATCAACGTGAACTTCCGCTACGACTACAATAGCGATGTTCATAACATCAACCACGTGTTCGAGGACCTGTACGACGAGAAGACAGGGACCATCCTCGAGAGCATCAGCCTACTAGCAGAATTTGACTAACATGGAACTGAAACAATTTGAACAACTGCTAGAGAGACAAGGCGCTCGCATCATGCGTAATGATGGACGACTAATCTTCATCAACGCAGAGGCAACGCCCGACCTGTTTGACTATTGGGACGAAGAGTTCTTTGTATTGGGTGTTCACCCCGAAATGCAAGCCATTGCCGATGATAACGGATGGTACTTTGAGTGGGAGAATGCCGGCACAATTGTCGCTGTTCCTGACTAGACAAACATCCCCGACCCTAAGAAGGCGCGCCGAGCAAGACGGCAACGGGGAACCACTATGAATAAAAAACAATCAATCCAAATCATTAAGAGCGGGAAGTTCTTCTCCTGTGAGTTCATCAAGAAAGACGGAAGCGTTCGACACCTTCGTGGTCGCTCCGGAGTAACCAAAGGCCTCAAGCCAAACGCTGGTCCACGACCATACGACGCCTCTAAACTAGGCTACCTGTGCGTGTGGGACTTGGACGCCAAGAACTACCGGCTAATTAACCTTCAAACCTTAACCAAAGTAAATCAAATCAAAGTAAAATGAGCAACCTATTATCACTTACCCGAAACGCTGAGACCAACAAGACAGGGTTCAGTTACAACCTCAACACAGGGGACGAGGCACCAAGCCACGGCTACATGGTGTCAATGGAAGGCCACGAGACAAAGGTCGACGAGGGCCAAGACCTAGTTCAACAAACTAAAATCTACATCATGTTTAATGCCGACACACTATATGACGGCGAGGTGTATTTGGGATGTTGGTGGGACCCAGAGACACGGGCATGGTACCTTGACATGAGCCTCCACTTCGAGACAAAAGAGGAGGCGATGGCCTATGGTCTGAGAGAAAACCAACGATCGATTTGGGACCTAGAGAATGACGAATCAATCAACCTGTCCTAATTACTAGACACTAAGTAATGTCAGAGAATTGTCACAGAAATGTCACGCTTATGTCAGGCGAATGCTGTTTCACGGTTTCACGCACAAAACAGCATCGTTCAGCATCGGCTTTAGCACTCTGTAACTCTCTGACTTTCTTTATCTTAACTCTTAAAATGCTGAAATGCTAAAAAAATCTAGAAATCTAGAAAAAATAAAAAAGTAAAAAAGTAAAAAAATATATTTAGAAAAAGAGACATTCAAAACTACATTTCTACATCATGACACAAGAACTAATTCAACACATCGAGTCGCATGATTCATTGGTGGCAATAGCCGACCAAGTATGCGACAGGGTTTTCTTCAAGGACCTCGACCGGTTTGATGCCGCGTTCGAGATTCGTCACAGACTCAACCAAGCCTTCGACATGGACTCTGACCTATGGCATTCAGTTCGTGGCGTAGACTTCGTAGAGGTCATCGAACACTTTATGGATAAGAACTATGAGAACTATTAAAGCAATAATCAAATGGTACCTGCACCGCAGGTGGGCACGCAAGAATCGAATCGTTGAGGTGCCACCACGACCATGCCCACAACGGGACAAACAGATTGACGGATTCGAAGAATTTACTAAAAACCTAGAAGAATGGAGATTAAAGAAGAGATAAGAAAAGCGATACGTAGAGAGACAGGCCTGAGCGCAAGTTTCATCATTCGCTCAACTAGCCGACAGCGAGAGTTCGTCATCATCAGAAGCATACTCATGCACATTCTGAGAGAAGAGGGGCACACGTTCAAGAAGATTGGCAAGATGTTCAAGCGAGACCACTCGACCATCATCCACGGATGCAACAGCTTTGACATGTGGGTGCAACTACCCAAGCAGTACAAAGAAGAGAACAGACTAATTAAACTACTACTCGATCCCGATCGAAAGCAAAAAACAAATTCAATGAGTAACCTATTAACATTCCACCGGACAATCATGGACAAGGGCGAGGCCCTGTACAACATGGAGACACAAGAGTTTAACCCAACAAGCGGGTTCTTCGTAGGCTTAGGCATACGACAGGCCAAGAAACTATCTGACTATTCATTCGAGGACATATTCGAGCCGTCATCCATCATCGTCAAGCACATGCGCCTGCTAGAGGACGACAGCGTGTTCTTGCGTGGACGCATCATCGAGGACTCAATCGAGTTAGACATTGTTCAGGAGTGCCCTGTGTTTAAGGACGCCGTAGACGTAGCCCTTGAGCATCGCATCCGCACCATCTATGACGCATCAACAGGACTGGAGGTGAGCATATGACGCCTCCCAGTGTGTTCGGACACCTACTGGTGTCGCTAGCCAAGAGCGCACTGCGCATTGCCGGATGCTTAATCGTCATGATTGCTGGCGCTGAGTATGTCGTTTTCATGGCCATGCTGTTTTTATTTGCCGAGGCCCTTGGAGTATTGGAGGAACTGGTATGATTACTGGTGAGCAACTATGGCGAAGCGTGTCGCTGAGTGAGCCTGTGTTTCAGCATGCTGGCCACCACTTCGTCATCAACTATGGGCTCAAGGTATTGCGCAACGACAGGACAGGTGAGATTCACATGCGCAACACTAGAGTCGGAGGTGACTTCTATGGTCCTGTGGCTGACTATCAGTACCTGTGGGTCTTTACGTATGGCTTTGAGATTGGAGCAAGGCTCATCGCCATTGATACCATCGTCAATACCATCAGCAGCATAAACAGCCTTATTCAAAATTCAAGAGGTAACTCACTTGACAAACTAAGGAGCTACCGATCAAACTTAATTAAACAAATAATAAAAGAACATGAAAAAATTAATGATTTACAACGAAGAGAACTTAACGATGACGCCGGCCAGAAACTGCAGGCGCTTATTGCTAACATCATTACTGGCGAACGTGGGGCTTTTGGCTTGCTTATTGATGAGCCCAGACTCTCAGAGAGTTAAAAAAGAAATCGTCCATATCTTTCACCGAGACACGTTCAAGGTCGACCCCATGCCATTGACTGACTCAGCCATCACTGCTGAATTGGTAGGACTTGGATGCGTCCTTCCAAACGTGGCGTTGGCTCAATTCAAGTTAGAGACAGGTCACTTCCGCTCTGCCATATGCCGAGAGAACTTCAACTTGGCTGGCATCAAGACCAGCCGATCCAAGTATGTCATTGGGAAGAACCGAGACCACTGCGTGTACCGATCCTATCGTGACTGCCTGAAGGACTACGTCAGAATCCAGAACCGATACCTGAAGAACATTGACGGCAAGTATGCTGCGCCTGGTAAGTATGTCGAACGCATAACGCAAGTCAAATGAACCACAAACACTACATGCAAATCGCAAACATTGTGGCCAGTGCGTCGTACTGTAACAGGGCACAAGTTGGTTCAATCATTGTGAAGGATGGCAACATCATTGCCATTGGATACAATGGCACACCTTCAGGTTGGCCGAACATCTGCGAAGATGATAGTGGAAAGACAGAGGAGTGGGTGCTACACGCGGAGTCAAACGCCATTGCCAAATGCGCAAGGGCTGGCTACTCAAGCGATGGTGCTTCAATTTACGCGACGCATTCACCTTGCGTAGAGTGCGCCAAGTTGATTGTTCAAGCTGGTATTGCAAAAGTTTATTACGGACAAATTTACCGTTGCACAAAAGGTCTCGGTATATTAATATTGCATGGCATTGATTGCGAACAAGTTATATGAACATCAGAATTGTAGAAGCCAAAGTAAACGGCATCCCTTTGTGGAGGGTCTATGTCAACCAAAATGTTGAGGCCACATTCCCAACATATGAGGCAGCCCTAAAGTACGCCAAGGACCGGTCAAGATTTGGAGATGATAATTCCGTCACTTAACTGACGCTATTTAGCTAAACTCCGTCAGTCTGGGCTATATATCGGTCATTTATAGCCCAGATTTGACCGATAAAGTCTCATTAAAGGCATAAAAACATGGTCAAATATGACCTATAAAACAACATTATGGCCCAAGGCTGACCTATATGCAAATAAGTATAATTAAACCTATAAGTTTAAAATAAGCGTTAAAACATATACCCGAACGTGAACAAATGGGCGCAAATGATTAAAAATAGGCGCAGATTAACCCGAACGGGAACAACACCAAAGCGAGAAATGAAAACACCAATGCAAGAACTATTGGAGTGGGTTAGAACAACCCTACCAATGGATTTAGATACATCAAGAATGATTGAGGCAAAGATTGAGTCAATGCTTGAGAAAGAGAAGGAGGTGATTATGAATGCTTATATATTTGGCATTCAAGATGAATATGTAATTGGCTCACAAAGATATTATAACGAAACCTTTAACACCAAAGAGAAATGACACAACAAGAAAGAACATCATCAATAAGATTGGATGAGGTGAAGATAACCCTACCAATCGTGTGGAGTTCAAGGAAATCAAAGATATATTCTTTGATACTAAGGGACTCAGCGGGAGTATACCATTATTTTAATCCCGATGGTACTTATGATGGGTATTCGTCAGATCCACATATAGATGGAATGACGGGACAAAGTTTGAATTAACACCAAAGAGAAATGAAAACACCAATAACAAAACATACGGAGGTAACAAATGAAGATAGAACTAAAATGCCCATTTGAAATGGACACATCCACATCAAGTGCCACTAAATGTAAACTTTGTGGTCTAGAAAAATGGAAACATCAAAAAGAGATGAAAGAAGAACAGAAATTGGATAAACCACTAAAACCGCAACCGAATATACCTGCAGTTGTAAGTAATCCTATTGAATTAGTGTCAGTTTTAGCTGAGATAGAACACATAAACAATTTAGGTAAATCAACATGGTATGAAGTTGTTTACTTTGATGGAAACTGGAGATGTTACGCTGGTAGTAAAACATTCAAAGATGGTGAAAGAGTTATTAAGTGGAAATATGCTAAGGATTGTTTATAACAAAGATAGAGATAAGATTAAATGTAAACCTTTAACACCAAAGAGAAATGAAAACACTAATAACAAAACAGATTGCAGACAGATTAGAAGAGCTAGCTGTACAATGGAAAGACCACACATCACAAGCAGAAGCCTTAATGATGGCAGCTAAAGAAGTAATGACCTTTCAAGAGGAAGAGAAAGAGCAGATGAGATTAATTTATGAAGGATTATTGCAAAACATAGGAACATCTATAAAGCAATCGGATTTGCCAACATTTGAAGAATATCATGAACAAACATACGGAGGTAACAAATGAACGAAGTAACAATCTTTATTAATCGACTCAAGAAAATAGGTATTGAGTTAGAACTCGCTGGCAATTATCCTTGGATTTATCTTGAGAAGGTGAATGGTAATAGAGTACAGCCTGAAGATTGGATTAATGCTAATCACGGCTATACTATAGCTTGGAGCCCAGTACGTAATGATCAAGATTACCGTCTTGACCACGATTGGAAGGAAATGTTTCGCATAATTAGAAAATATAAATAGTGCAAAATAAAGCACTTTAATTCGGAAAAGTTCCGAATTACGACAGAATTTATACCAATAGTGTAATTTAAGGCTCAATTTCAAACCAAAATGAGCCACAAATGTCCAATAAATGAACTAAAAAACATGACATACAAAGTAACATATCTACCAGAAAACAAATCTAAAGGAGGTTTCAGAACTCTTAAGGACGCATGGGACTACATCGCAGAGAGCTTCTGTGATGAGTGCTACAAAGAATACATAGATCACGGAACACACGGGTCATGCTCAGACCCATGGGACATTGAACAAGTAGAAGATGAATAAAAACATCCGCATCGTTGAGGCCATCGTCAATGGCCTGCTGCTTTGGAGAGTGTATGTGAACATGCACTTGGAAGCAACATTCCCGTCATACGAAGAGGCCCTCAAGTATGCGGTTGATAGAGAAGGAAGGGCCGTAGAGTTATGATCCGCAATATAATTAGCATGATTTCCATGCGCCCTATTGAATTCGCGTATTTTGACGAATACGACAACAAGGACGTTTGGATTCATATTGACAAGTACGGATCTGAGTTTATTGCAAATTTGGGATACATTCCCTTTTTAAGTATTAGAATAAAAATAAAATGAAAACTTTAGTAATTTTGGCTGTGTACGCTATGAGTATTGGTGGGTTCCAGTATGCATTTAAGGAACCATCTACGGGGCGCACTGGCCGCATGAGACTACCAGAAGAGATGAAGGTTGGAGATACTGTGGTCATTGACTCCTTGTATAGGATCATAGACTACAGACCCATCCGATGATTGACAATTTGTTAACAACTTCATTTGCACAGGACCTAAAGCCCGGTGTATTTTTGTACCTCCACCAAGAAAAAAGATTTGTCTACATCCACTACATTGAAAGATACGAAGACTCTGTGCTGGCGGCATTCGCTCACACAGAAGTCGGTGAAGGAAATGTACAGGTGGACATCTTTGACATCGACAAGGATGCCTTGGTGGAGTACTTCGAACCATGCCAAATACAACTCAACTAAAATGGAAGACAACGTAAATCACCCTAAACACTATACCCAAGGAGGTATTGAATGTATCGACGCCATCGAATCATCCATGACTCAGCAAGAGTTCCGTGGATACTTGAAGGGGAACATACAGAAATACATCTGGCGGTATGAGTTAAAGAAAAATCCTGCTGAGGACTTGAAAAAGGCTCAGTTTTACCTAAACAAACTAATTAATACATTTGAATGAAAACAATTTATGAAACCTTGTCGAAGATCAATGTCAACGACAAGACCGAAAAGAAAGGTAGTCAGACCTACCTATCATGGGCCCATGCATGGGCTGAGATCAAAAAGTTCTATCCTGGCGTTCAGCGTAAGGTGTACGAAGACCACAATGGATTCAACTACTTCACAGACGGCAAGACCTGCTGGGTCAAGGTCGGTGTAATTATTGATGAACTAGAGCACATTGATTACCTTCCAATCATGGACATGCGCAATAACGCTATCCAGTTTGAGAGGGTCACATCATTTGATGTAAACAAAGCCATCCAACGCTCAACGGCAAAGGCTATTGCCATGCACGGACTTGGCCTGTACATCTACGCCGGAGAGGACATGCCAGAGGCTCCCGTATCTACTAAGGACAGCGTAGTTTCCACCCTTCAGAAAGATGGGTTTAAGATTGCCACAGAGGCAGACATGGACGCGGCTGGAGTAATTGACTTCAAAAAACTCACCGAGTTCATGAAGCGAGCTGTAGACAGAGGAGACTCATGGGAGACTACCATTGCCACAATCGAGGCAAAGAAAGGCGAATTAGCACCAACAACAAAAGGCAATATTCATAATGAATTCAATAGACTTGTTGCGGAGCGACGATAATTACTACGGCACGGAAGGCCGCAAGTACTTATCAAACTCAGACATCCGCGCACTTCTAAAGGATCCACATTCCTTTCGAAAGGAGCAGCCGAAGTCTGTAGCGATGGTGGAGGGTTCGTACTTCCACACGGCAATGCTAGAGCCACACAAACTAGACCAATTCAAGTTTGTTGACGCTAGCACACGAAACACAAACAAGTACAAGGAAGAGGCTGGAGGAGATATTATCCTTTTGGAGAGCGAGAAGGTGGAGCTCGACAGGATGGTTGATGCCCTCCAGTCTAACCTTGAGTTGTACGAGATGATATACGCTGAAGGTGCTAAGTTTGAAGAGCCCGCCATTGGTGAGATAAAGCATACAATGTGGAAAGGAAAGGCAGATGTTCTGACAGGTGACTACATTGTTGACATCAAGACCACATCGTCGATCGATGAGTTTAAGTGGTCAGCGGCTAAGTACAACTATGACTCTCAGGCGTGGATATATAACCAGCTGTTTGGTCGCCCGCTTGTGTTCATCGCAATCGAGAAGAAGACATGCCGCACAGGCGTATTCGAATGCAGCGAGAACTTCCTTGACAAGGGCAAGGAGAAGGTCATGCGTGCTATCGAGGTCTACAATAGGTTCTTTGCCCCTGATTCTAAGGAGCTGTTGAGCCAGTATTTTATCAGTGAAACCCTTTAATTATTTATTTATATGGCTAGTGTAGTTAGTATTTCGATCGATCTTTCGAAGATCGACAAGAGCAAAATCGTAGAAGGTAAGAACGGCGCCAAGTATTTGGACCTGAACCTATCTATCAACGACGAGACAAACGATTATGGTAAGAACGTAAGTGTATTCCATTCTCAAACAAAGGAGGAGCGAGAGGGTAAAGTACCTCGCGACTATGTCGGCAACGGCAAACTTGTTTGGACAGACGGCAAGATAACAATGGCCGAGTCTAAGCAGAAGCCTAAGCCACAAAAGCAACAAAAGTTCGGGGACGATCTCGGATTCTAAGTTTCACACGGGGCCCTTCGGGGCCCCTTTCTACCAAACAACAAAATGAACGTAACTATATTCAAAGACATTAAAGACACGTCCACCCCATTCCATAGGGACGTGATGGTCATCCTTGACCGAATTAGGGATGGGAAATCAAAAGAGATTGTAGGTCGCGTAAGGTCAGAGAAAAATAAGGACATGCGCAACATTGCAAAGCAGGAGCTTCCGGCGATATGCTTCAGTGGAGAGTTCACAAAGCGAGAGGACAAGGCTATAGTTAAGCACAGCGGTCTTATCTGCATCGACTTTGATAACTTCCCTAGCAAGAGCGAGATGGGATCAATGCGTGAGTTCTTGATCAATGACAAGTACACATTTAGTGTGTTTACATCTCCTAGTGGAAACGGGCTAAAGGTTCTGGTTAAGATTCCTGCTGACGCTGACAAGCACCGAGACTACTTCGAGGGTCTGCAGGCTTACTACAACTCAGACTACTTTGATAAGAGCTGCAAGAACGTGAGCCGTGTGTGTTATGAGTCATATGACCCATTGATCCACATCAATGAAAACAGCGACACTTGGACCAAAATTGCAGAGAAAGAATACAAGCACCTTGAGGTTGGGATGACAGCTCCAACAATTAGGGTATCAGACAGCAATGAAGTTGTTAGGCGCCTTAAGCTGTGGTGGGAGAAGAAGTATGGTATCGTAGTAGGTGAGCGAAACAACAATCTGTTCAAGCTAGCTGCCGCGTTCAATGACTTTGGCATTAGTAAGGACATGGCTCACTACTTGATGCTTGAGTATCAGCATGACGGGTTCCCAGCTTCCGAGATTCGAACCATTGTGGACAGCGCATACAGGGCCACAGAAAAGTTTAATACCAAGTTCTTTGAGGACACCGACGCTCTTGACACTGTAAAGCGACAGATCAAAATGGGTGTGCCAAAAAAGGAAGTGCGGACTCAACTGCGAGATGCTGGCGTTGAAGACTCCGCTATTGATGCCGTCATATATCGTGCAGAAGAAGAGAGCAAGTCGGCTGAGTTCTGGACGAAAAGTGAAAAGGGTGTCGTCAGTATCGCCCCACATTTATTCAAGCAATTTTTAGAAGACAATGGATTTAGAAAGTATAGGCCAGAGGGGTCGGACGCTTTTATTTTCGTTAAGGTTACGAATAGCCTTATATCGAATACGTCGGAAGACCTCATCAAGGATTTTGTTTTAAACTACTTGGAGAACCTTGGAGACATGTCTGTGTACAATCACTTTGCAGACAAGACCAAGTACTTCAAAGAGGACTACCTGAAGCTTATGTCTCCGGTAGATGTATACTTCATACAAGATACCAAGGACACCGCATACCTATACTTCCGCAACTGCGCTGTACAGGTGAAGGCAGATGAGTTTAGGATCATAGACTACCTTGACCTAAATGGTTTTGTATGGAAGGACCAGGTTATTCAGCGAGACTTCGAGGACTGCAACAGCACTCGCTGTGATTTCAAGCAGTTCATCCGGAACATATCAGGCAAGGACTCTAATCGTATTGCGTCTATCGAGAGCACTATAGGATACCTGATGCACGGATACAAAATGTCGTCAAAGGCGCCTGCTGTCATCATCAACGACGAGGTCATATCGGACAACCCAGAGGGCGGTACCGGTAAAGGATTATTTGTCAATGGCGTTAGCAAGATGAAGAAGATGGTAACTATCGACGGAAAGGCGTTTAACTTCGAGCGCTCATTTGCATATCAGTTAGTATCGGCCGATACCCAGGTCTTGACGTTTGATGACGTTCGAAAGCACTTTGACTTTGAGCGATTGTTTTCTATTGTAACGGAAGGTATAACGCTTGAAAAGAAGAACAAGGACGCCATTAAGATACCATTTGAGAAGTCTCCTAAGATTGTCATTACGACGAACTATGCCATCAAGGGATCCGGCAATTCATTTGCTCGACGTAAGTGGGAACTGGAGTTTAAGAAGTACTACTCTAAGGACTTTACTCCTTACGAAGAGTTTGGTCGTATGCTTTTCTCTGAGTGGGATACGGATGAGTGGTGCCGCTTTGACAACTACATGATCACGTGCCTTCAGTTATATCTGGAGAACGGACTAATTGAGAGTGACTTCGTCAACCTTAAGGAGCGCAAGTTCCATGCAGAGACCTGCAAGGAGTTTGCTGACTGGTGTAAGGACGAGATGGGTATTCGCTTCAAATACAACACGTATATCAGCTTGGCCGATATAATGGCTGCGTTTACCAACGAGTACCCAGACTTTGGAGCACGGGGCAAGTATAGCATATCTACCCGACAGATGTCTAGGTGGATGGTGGCATACAACCGATTCATGTTTGGCATGGACACCAAGGAGTCGCGCAACGCAAGAGGAAAAACAATTCTAATCCAAACATCTTCATCTGAACTAGATGAGGAAGAAATACCATTCTAATGATAAAACTAAGAGATTACCAAGAGTCAATAGCAAGTGAAGGCTATAAGATACTTAGGAGCCGAGGCCTTCTGTATCTCTCTATGGAGGTAAGGACGGGAAAGACGCTGACGTCGTTGTCTATATGTGATAGGCTTAGAGTCGACAATGTCCTGTTTCTAACAAAGAAGAAGGCTATAAGCTCAATCACAAAGGACAGCGACATGCTATGCCCAACGTATGTTCTGTTTGTAATGAACTATGAGAGCATCCATAAGCTTCCTCCAATAAAGTGGGACGTGATTATCTGTGACGAGGCCCATACAATGGGGGCGTTCCCAAAACCAAGCAAGCGAGCCAAGCAGGTTCGTGAGCTTCTGAAGGACGGAGCCATGCTCATGCTCATGAGCGGAACACCTACGCCTGAGTCATTTTCACAGATGTACCATCAGGTCTATGGCCATAGACGCAACCCGTTCTTTGAGTTCACAAACTTCTACCGGTTCGCCGATAAGCACGTCACCGTGACTCAGCGTTACCTTGGGCATGGGATGGTGAAGGACTATACCATTGGCAAGCAGTCTATCATTGACGCCATGAAGCCATACACCATAAGCTATACGCAGAAGGAGGCAGGCTTTGTTGGTGAGATTGAGGAGGAGGTTCTGTACGTACAGATGAACGACCAAACCTACGACATGTGCAAGCAGCTCAAGAAAGATCTGGTGCTAATTGGAAAGGAGGAATCTATCGTAGCCGACACAGGAGCTAAGCTCATGCAGAAGCTGCATCAGATGTTCAGCGGTACGGTGATCTTTGAATCTGGGAACTACAAGGTGTTTGACCTATCAAAGGCTGAGGCCATACGTGCCAAGTTTGAAGGGAAGAAGATTGGAATCTTTTACAAGTTCAAGGCTGAGTTCGACGCCATTAAGCAGGTCTTCGGAAAGGAGAATGTTACGCAAGAGGTTGACACGTTTGACAACACCGATTGTCAGGTAATAGCCTTACAAATAGTAAGCGGTCGTGAAGGTATATCTTTACGAAATGCCGAGTATCTGATCTTCTACAACATCGACTTCTCTGCAACAAGTTATTGGCAGGCAAGGGATAGGATGACTACCAAGGAACGCAAATTCAACAAGGTGTACTGGGTGTTTTCTAGAGGTGGCATTGAGGAAAAAATCTATCAAAGTGTTAATAAAAAGAAGGACTATACGCTTGAGCACTTCCGTAGAGATTTACTAAATTTGCCCCTCCTATGACGGAGCAACAGATTCAATCAAGGAGAATAAAAGAACTTGAATCTGAAGGGTACTACGTCATAAAACTCATCAAGACCAACAAGAATGGCATCCCTGATCTGATTGCATTGCATCCAGATAAGGGAATACTATTCTCCGAAATTAAAACTGCTAAAGGGAGACTCTCTGCCCTTCAGGAGTATCGAATTAAAGAACTGAGAGACAACGGATTTACAGTAGAAATATACAAACCATGAACATATCACAGAAAATTTTATCAGACATCATTGTGTACTCAAAGTACGCACGCTACAACTCTTTAATTGGTCGCCGTGAGACTTGGGAAGAAATTGTCACACGTAACAAGAACATGCACATCCGTAAGTTCCCTCACATGAAGGAGCGTATTGAGGCTGCATACAAATTGGTATACGACAAGAAGATCCTTCCATCTATGCGTTCGCTTCAGTTTGGTGGCAACGCCATTGAGGTAAACAACGCGCGACTATTCAACTGCTCGTACTTGCCTATTGATGACCACCGTGCATTCTCTGAGGCATTTTTCTTGTTATTGTCTGGCTGTGGCGTAGGCTATTCTGTTCAGAAGCACCACGTAGATCGTTTGCCTGAGATCAAGAAGCCAACCAAGCAGCGCAAGTTCTTAATATCAGATGATATTATGGGCTGGGCTGATGCTGTTAAGGCTCTTATGAAGTCATACTTCGGAATGAGCAGCTCTGAGCCCGTGTTTGACTTCCGCTCAGTCCGCCCACAGGGAGAGCCATTGAAGACCAGTGGTGGCGTAGCTCCAGGCCCTGGGCCATTGCGTGTGGCTCTTGGTAAGATTAAGGGTGTGCTTGAGAACAAGACTGACGGAGATAAGCTGACACCACTGGAGTGCCATGACATCATGTGCCACATTGCCGACTCTGTGTTGGCTGGAGGTATTCGTCGCAGTGCCATGATTAGTTTGTTTGACCATGATGACAATGAGATGTTGACTTGCAAGTTCGGTAATTGGTGGGAGCTTAACCCTCAACGTGGACGTGCAAACAACAGCGTGGTACTTGAGCGTAACAGTATCTCTCGTGACTACTTCATGGAGTTATGGAAGAAGGTTGAGTTGTCTAACAGCGGAGAACCCGGTTTCTACTTTACTCACAACAAAGACTGGGGAACTAATCCATGCTGCGAGATTGGACTGCAGCCTTTCCAGTTCTGTAACTTGGTAGAGGTTAACGCAAGCGACGTCAAGGATCAAATTGACCTGAACGAACGTGTAGGGTCAGCTGCTCTTATTGGAACGCTCCAAGCGTCGTACACCGACTTCCACTATTTGAGGCCCATTTGGCAGCGCACAACGGAGGAAGACGCCCTTCTTGGTATCGGAATGACAGGCATCGCCTCAAATGCTCTTAGAGGGCTTAATTTGAGCGAGGCTGTTGAGGTTGCTAAGGCCGTCAACAAGGTGGCATCATCTGACATTGGAATCAATGAGGCTGCTCGCATTACCTGTGTGAAGCCAAGCGGAACGTCATCAATCGTTCTTGGCACCTCTAGCGGTATCCACGCATGGCACGACCAGTATTATATCCGTCGAGTTCGCGTTGGCAAAGAGGAGCCATTGTATAAGTACTTGGCTGAGGCTGCTCCAGAAATGCTAGAGGACGATTTTTTCAAGCCAATGGACCAAGCTGTGATCTCTGTTCCTCAATCTGCTCCACAAGGATCAGTACTGAGAGGCGAAGAAGACGCATTGACTTTTCTTGAGCGCATCAAGCGGTTCTCTATTGACTGGATCAAGCCAGGACACAAGAAGGGAGCTAACACTCACAACATCTCTGCTACAGTTACTATTGATGATAGTGAATGGAAAGAGGTAGGAGAGTGGCTGTGGGCAAACAAGGATTTTTACAACGGCCTTTCGTTTTTGCCGAAGGATTTGGGCACGTACGTTCAGACGCCATTTGAATCAACCACGCAAGATGTGTACGAGTCAATGATGGCTACTCTCAAGGACATCGACCTGCGCAACGTGCAGGAGGGTACTGACAACACCAACCTGATGGGCGAGGCATCCTGTGCTGGTGGCGCGTGCGAGGTACAATAGTTAATAAGTTGTTAACCACTATTGATATATAGTTGAATATATTTGTCATAACAAATTGGTTGTTTTCATTTTGGTATGTTTAGGTATGGGGCTCAGAGATAATCTGGGCCCCTTTTATTAAGGACAAAAAATGAACGGTAAAATACTATATATCAATATATTGATGGATAAGCTCAATGATCTTATGATCGAGCTATATGAAGAAATGGCAGATGAGGAGGACAAGAAAGTTGTCAAAATCTGTGAAAAAATCCAAGACATAATTCGCCAGATAAAGTCTGATCATAGCGAAGAAGTCTAAAAATCAAATAAACATGTCAAATTACAAACAGGAAGCGTTCGAAATGTACCAAGCTGGGTACGGATCGAAGGCCGAAATTGCGAGGGCTCTTAAGAACAAGTACTCTCTGTCAACACCACAAGATACGCTTCGTAGAAGCATCTCTAAGTACATCCACAAGCAAGAAAGCCGCGGCCTCCAGGAGGAGTGCGAGAAGGTTGGGCTGCCAATGGACAATGTATCTCACTACTGGTATAAGGGCAAGCATTACTCGATCAATGTAAAGGGCTCCAATATGCCATCATGGGAAGACGTCAAGGAGGACATGATCTCCGAGATGAAATCACACGCTTACAATTATGAAAGAATTCAATACCCCAAACAAACCAACGGTCACCTTCTTGTCGTTGATCCGGCGGATGTACACATCGGCAAACTGGCCAGCGCTATGGAGACTGGCGAGGCTTACGATTCTCAAACAGCTGTGGCTCGTGTCATTGAAGGTGTCCACGGCATTCTCGAAAAAGCAGAAGGGTTCAAAGTAGACCAAATCTTGTTCGTTGGAGGCAATGATATTTTACACATTGACACTCCTAAGCGAATGACTACGAGCGGCACTCCACAGGACACTGATGGCATGTGGTATGAGAACTTCTTGACTGCCAAGAAGTTATATGTGCACGTGCTTGAGTTATTGATGGAGAAAGCCCCAGTACACTTCTGCTTTAACCCATCAAACCATGACTATACCAATGGCTTCTTTTTGGCTGATGTGATCCAGAGTTGGTTCCACAACTGCGAGGCTATGACATTTGATTGTAGCATTGCACACAGAAAGTACTACCGGTACTTTAATAACTTGATTGGTACTACTCACGGTGACGGAGCAAAGCCACAAGATCTTCCACTGCTAATGGCTCAAGAGGCGGCAGCTGATTGGGCTGACACTAAGCATCGATATGTGTACACACACCACGTCCACCACAAGGTGGCGAAGGACTTCATTGGCGTTACGGTAGAGAGCCTTCGCTCTCCATCAGGGACTGACAGCTGGCACCATCGCAATGGATACCAGCACAACCCAAAGGCTATTGAAGGTTTCTTGCATTCAAAAGAACATGGGCAAGTCGCAAGACTCACCCATATATTCTGACGGAGAGGGCCCCTATGGGCCCTTTTTTATTCTCCTTTTGTTATCTCGGCCTTCTTTACTTTGGCCTGAATAACTCCGCCTGATTGGGACTCGGATTTTCCTTTTTCTAAATCCTTATATAGATCTTTTATTAGAATCCTACGTAAATCTTTGTAAAGAGGAACAAATCCAAGGTTGCCCATTATTTCGAGTGGCGTTCTTGTTGTTAGTTCTTTCATTCTTCGTTCTCTAGCTTCCTCTGTCTTTAAGTCTGTCTTAGATGCTACCTCGATTGCTCTCGATACAGCAGAAAATGCTGGAGAAAACGCGCCGGAGAATGTCTTAATATATTGAAGTATATCGCCTTGGTCTCTCTTTTCCTTGGGAATAACTGTGTACTGAATGGCGTCTTTGTAAGGATCATACTCTCCTGTGCGCATAGAGTCTAGGTATTTTTCATTGAACTTTTCTACGGCTATGTTTATTGGAGCCTTTACTACGTTTCCAAAGTTTCTTCCCAACAAAAGACCAGTAAGTGCCGATGCTGATGCTTGCGCCATGTCTTGCAATAGCGTGTCGTCATCTTCTTCTTCATCACCAAACAAAGAAGACAACAACAATTTAACCAGCTGCGTAGACATAAAGCTATACATAATCATCCTTGATAAGCTTGCTCCTATAATAGCAGCACCTTGTGCTCGTGAAATCTTTCCTTCACCCATCAATGCATACACTCCTGTCCTAGCTGTAGAATATTCGTATATCAAGAATCTTGTCATGAAGTTATTGTATTTATTAAAAGCTTGTCTCAAGAAACCCTGATTCGCAGTGTTAGCGCCCTTCAAGATTCCAGTAAATGGGTTATCTGAAGCACCAACTCGAACGCTTGTTTCGTCAGCCTTTGCGCTTGCTTGTCTAATTGCGTCACGGTATTTTGTCAGATAAACCTCATCCCCTTTTGCTATCTTGTTGAAGTCTACGTCTATACCTGTCTGAGCCTTGAACTCTCTAGCAAATGAGCCAAACCATAATGGTTTCATTACAATTTTATCTGGCGTAGAGATTAAGTAGTCTGACGTCGTTTCTGCTACGTTCTTTACTTTCTTTAGGGAGTTATTGTATATAATACTAGATGCGTTTGCTACGTCATTTAATGAGCGACCAGCTTTTATTCCGGATGCTTGAGACATCGTTTCTTTATCGATAATCTTACCAGATAGTTTACTACCTGGATATAGTCTTTCGATTTGCTCTGAGTTAACATTGCGCATCACATCAAGGCCGTCTTGAGACATTACGATATTCGAATACCCCATGCCATCAATAAATGATTTTGGATCATATAGTGCTACAAATGATAGGTTAGACGCAAGTTCAGCAAATGCCCTTGGCACACTAGCAAGCATGGCTCTATAGCCAGTTTTTTCTACGTAGCTAATAGCATCTTCAACAAAGCTAGTCTCTGTATATGAGTTAGCAAGTACGTTTGAAAGTGACTGCTCAAGGACTCTTGATATTGCGTTTACAATCTTCTTAGCTTCTCCTTTAGTATTGGTTTTTGCGTAGTTAAGAGTTCTCCTTGCCGTACGAATTGGTTCAGTCAAATGGTAATCCATCAACAAATACTTTGCCCCACGAACAGTAGAAGAGAAAGGATCAAACACCAAAGGCGTAACCTTGCCTGTGCGCTCCTCTAAGCTTTTAGCCTTAGTAGAAGGTTTCATTGACGCATTAAATAGGTCAGCGATATTTAGATCCGTCACATCATCAATAGCAGATTTTTCCATCAGCACATTGTGGTGTATGTATTTATTTATTGATCCAACCTTTCTTCCACGGATAATAGCAGAGGTAAACGAAACCTTATCGCTCATCGAGTCATTGATCTTGGTGATCATCTCAATCGCCCTTTTCTCAGCCTTATTAAATGTTTCGTATACTGCATCGAGATCAATTTCTTCCTCTGCAAAGAATTTATTACGGATGTCCTTTAGGTTTTGGATATCTTTTTTGCTGTATGTGTTTTGGTCATTCTCTTCTGCATAGTTAATGGTCTCATCAAGGAATGCCTTTGCAGAATTGACAGCTTTATCTCCAATGTTTGACTGGTACTCTCGCTGAAGCATAAACGCCATCATCTTCTGCTTTGAGTATTGAGTCTTGTTTGGGTTGTTCAAGTAAGACTTAGCTACATCAGAAAGTGCCTTGTCTAGGTTTGACATAATTGTATTTATATCACCTTGATACTTACTATACGCCTGAGAGACTGGCTTGAATATAGAATTAAATATTGGTCTTGTGTTGAAGTTTCCAAATAACTCATCAATAAAGAAAAGAGGGTTTCGCTCAATTGCCTTTACTAATGCACTATTTTCTTTGCCAAATAGAACTTTCATTCTAGATATAACACCTTCAAAAGGAAGTTTCTTGGCGTTTTTGGCTGCATTGGCAAGCTCTTCTCCACGGTTATACTGGTTCATCTTTTCTTTGATGATCTGTGCATAGTGTGGCAAGAAGCCATTTTCTATGTTGTCAAGTACGCCTAGTAAATCCTTAAGCTCCTTATTACTCATCTTGTCGATAGCGCCTGTCTTAATGAGCTCATAAATACTTCTAGCCAAATTACGCTCATCTACGGTTGGAAGCTGAGAGAATATAGGCGTATAAGACTTTACTTGATCAACAAGCTCTAAGCGCTCTTCTTCGATCTCTTCTTCTGATCTTGGATCTTTTTTGGTTCTCTCCATGATCAATGACTTGTACTTTTTAAGAAGCTCTCCATCTTCTGGAGAGATTGATCCATCGGCTACCATTTTGCTTATGGTCTCAGAGTACATCAATTTTCCATCTTTGTCTACCTCTTTGTCTTGGTAATTGCTGAATACTTCCTCTAGTGCCTTGACTCGCTCTATTTCACCCTCTACTGAAGATAGTATGTTTTTTGCCTTGTTTGTTACAATATCTATATCGGTAAGCCCAAGAACAGTTCTACGCTCAGAGAACGTCTCAACAAGCTCAGCGTAGTCATTAAACACATTCTTTGGAATCGTATAGGCGTTTAGCGAGAATACTTTTTGCAATAATGGAGAAAGGCCATCTGCGATACCAATCTTTGTTGCTGCGTTACGCTTTGCTATTTTAAGGCTGTTGTTAAGTTTGTAGGCTCTCTCAGCAAACTCGGCATTCTTCATCACCCTTTCTAGATAGTCAATGAAGCTTCTAACACTTTCAGCATCTACCAATTTTACTTTTGAAGCTTTGTTGAGTATAGCTCGCATCTGGAAAGCGGTAATTTTACCACTTGTTTTAAGCCTCATGGCTTCCTTTCCAATGCCACGAAGCATGCTCTGCATAAAGTCCTCTGCATATTTTGCAGCCTTAGCTCTTTCTGCAATGAGATTTGTATTTGTAGTAAGGATTTTATCCTCTGGCTTTATGCCTAACACACGATGAACTCTAGGTGCTGACTTGATGCGCTCACCAAGTTCTTTCTTGATATCACGTACCATCTGCTCACGCTGAGAGTCGTTGGCGATCTCGTACACCTTGCTTGTCTGAAGATATCCTATAGCGTCTTCAAGTATTCTGGCTTTGTTTGCCCCTCTCTCTTTTGCCTTTTCAATAACTCCATCAAGGTTTTCCCGCATGCGGTCGTAACCAGGAAGATCTTTGTAGTTGATCTTCTGAGAGCGAGCGGTGATTGTAGTGGCTGACTCAACGGCAGATACAAGGTTTGGATTTTCTCCGGTTTCTTTTGCAATAATATATGCTCTTGCAACTTGGTTAGACAATACTTGCTTCTTGTTTTTTGGAGTGCCATCTTGATTAAATCCATATGCATCAAAATCAAATGGAGAAACCCTTGGTAAATCGGTGGATCCGGATTTCTCATTAATCTTAGCCACTTCTTTATCGGTAAGCACTCTATTGACTTTCATTTCGCCAGATATAATCCAGCTTCCTGTCATATTTGAATTTGTCTTATACTTATAATTACCAAGAGCTGGTAACTGGTCGGTTATATGGGCAGTCCTAGGTATAATTTTACCGTCTTTTGTCTTTTCTGCTCTATTATTAGCTTCTGTTTGCCAGTCAAAATCATCACCAACTTCAACTTCAGCCCATACCTGATCGCTATCTCTTAATGTTGGAGCTTTGTCGCTTGGATTTTTCTTTGATCCAATATGTGTAGCAATTGCGAACTCTCCAGAATGCCAGCCTGGCCTATAGGCCAATGGTCCAAGAGTTGACTTAACCATAGTCTTTCCTTCTTTTGTTGTGGTCAATTCGCCAGCCTTTGCAGCAATCCAATCTCCAGTTGTAACAGATTCATTAGCCCCAACAAAAAGTGGAAATAATTCTCCAGGAAATCCCTTCTTTACTTTAAATAATTTGTAGGCTTTTTGTGTTTTATTAGGTGCTTTTACATCTTTATGAATTAAATCTTTTAAAGATTCAAGTTCATTGTTGTCTAGATTGTTTAATGACGATGAAAGCGCCTTGACCTCAGATGGATTTATTTTTTGTGACCTAGCGCTTAATTCTATTTCTCCATCTTGAATACCAAAGTTATCATTGAGCGTTTCAATTTCCTCGGTAGTAAGTTTTACTTCTTTCTTCTTGGCGGCGCCCGATGTGTCGGTATTTCGTTCTTGAGCGTTATCGATGCCATCTTTGAACTCTTTTACAGAAGAGCCGTATTTGTCGCCCATTGCTCCATCCGTTTCTATGTCAGATCCCTCAAGCACAGACAAGTCTCCAGCTTTTAGTTGTTCTAAAGAAAACACCCCGTCATTTACTCTATTAACGAGTCTATTGGCAGATGATGAATATGTTGCGTCCTCCCTTTGTTTGACCCCTAGATGTCCAAACAGATTTTTCTCATAAATCCACAATATTGCTTGAATGTCTGATACGGATAATTTTTGTCCAGACTCTTTAGCTATTTTATCTCTGGCGGCTTCAAATGCCTTTTTTGTAAAGCTTCTAAAGTCCTTTGCATATTGTTTTTTATTTGAAACACCAGACTCTATGCCTTCAGATATGTCATTAACAACTCCTTGCGCCTTCTTCCATATTTGATCGCCTTTTCTATATGGCTTCAAGGCCTCGTTTCTTTCGGCCTTTGCAATTCCTTTGTATTTACCACGGCCCCCAAGAATTGCCTGGAATAGTTTTGAATGCTCTTGCGCTAAGGTTAATGCATCTGAATATGACACACCATCTATGCCATTGGCTTCTTTAAAATCTTGCATTTCATTTTCAGAAACCTTAGACCTCATATCGCCCTTATACCGATATATGGTTCTAATACACCATCTATCAATGGTAGGCGTTCCGTCTAGCCCAGATAGGTTAGAATAAAACGCTCCAATCTTAGGCCCAAATATTAAAACGGACATTGGCAACATTTCATTGCTATTCCACTCTGGGTCTGTTGCTAAGTTCTGTGACTTCGCCTGTGCATAACTGCTAAGACCAAATTCTTTTAATAGGGTTTTGCTTAAATTTGATACCGTGTCAATTTGCTGTAAGAACTCGGCTGTTTTTACAGGATCATTATTAAATTTCTTTAATATATTATTGTACCTATCTATACCAGATGCAATAGCGCTTGCACCTTTGCCTGTTCCAACATCTGTAGGTACTTTCCTAGTTTTCTTAAACTGATCTATTCCATATATTACCCTGGTTAGATTTTCATATACGGCTGTTGAGTTTGAAGCAACAGCGATAATAGCAGTGGCGGCTTCCTTTATGGCTGGGTTATTTTTTATATCTGAATCCAGTTTTGAAAGGATGTCAAGTGCTTTTGCATAGTCTTCCGTATACCATCCTTTTCCAGAATCAGAGCCAAATTTTGACATCGCAAACAATATCTCATTCTTGGCATAGTCAGATACAATATCCACTGCATTGTCAGAAAAATCAGTAATTCCTAGTGAGCCGTATGTTTTTTCATAATACTCATTCATTGCAGAGGCAATGTCATAGTTTGTTACCTTTGATTTCCCTGTCTTTGGGTTTATTGTTCCAACCTGTATTCCAAGTTTTTCCATTGCGCCATCAAAGGCATCGATAACTTGTTTTCTAGCTGTAATGTCTTCTTCAGTAGCGCCTTGTTCTTTCTCTTCAAAGAACTGCTCAACTGTCTCGCCTTTTGACACCTTTTCAGAGATGGTCACCATGAAGTCAATGATGTTCTCTGGTGTGGCATCCTTTAAGAATACCTCTTTGCCAGTCAGCTCAAGAGCAAATTTGTTGATAATGTCCTTGATCTTTTCAAGCAGAGTCTTTTCTTGCTGCGTTAGGTTTTTAGGATCAAGACCACCCTCTACCAACATGCCACCAAACTCAGCCATGTACTCACGGAACATAGCCTCTGTGCCCTGATCAGCATATTCGTTTGAGAACTTTGTAAGAGCCTCCGCTACATCTTCGTATCCAGATACCTTCAGCTGGGCATCTATGGCCTTTCTAAACTCTGCAAACTTTTCTGGGTTTTGCCCAAACGCATCGTTCAGCATCACTTCCCAGGCCTCATGACCAGCTGTGCGGTTATTGGCCTGTGTCTTGTTGATTACAATAGCAATTGGCTTTGCTCCTGCAAACAGGGCCTGACCACGGACATTTGTGAAGCCATCGGCTACCGCTTGGGCTTTTTCTGCTCCATACCTAGGAGTCAATGCCTCTACAATGCGAGCCTTCGTGTCTTGCAGCTTATCCCCAACAATAAACTCAACCTCTGGGAATGCAACGCCAAGAGCGGTAGACGCTGCGTCGATGCTCTGCTTAACTTCAGATGGGGTTGATGTTACTGTTATTTGCTCTACAGCAGGAGCTTCTTGAAGAGCCCTTGCTTGCTCTACAAAAGAGTCACGATAGGCCATAGCCTTGTCGTAATTATCAAAAGTCTTCTCCTCAATATCAAGCTGGTTGTTTGGATCATACACCATGGCTACAACATCGGGTGTGCCATGTACTTCTTTGTTCCATCCTTTTGGAGCAAACTCTTCAGCAAACTCCATTCTTGAAGCAATCCTAAAACCGTTTTTCTTGTATACTTTTGTTAGGTACGTATCAAAGTTGTCTAGCTTGATACCACCATTTTTTACAGCCTCTTTCAAGACGTCATCTGCCACTCCTTTTCGAGTAGTTTCTGGAGTCTTAAACACGCCCTTAATGTCGCCTTCTGGAGATACAAATCCATAGCCGCCATCAACAGATACTATAGTACCACTCTTTGCTGTTTCGAGTTCAACTGGATCTACGCTCCAGTAAAGTGTTGGGTCAGACACTTTTGTACGGTCGAGCTCCTGTACGTAAAACTCGGGCGTTACTTCTTCGACTTTACCTTCTTCGATAACGACTTTAGGTTTTGTTTCTGTTTTTGTTTCTCCATTCTTTTTCAGGATAGGCAAATCTATCTTTACGACGTTTCCATCTTGTCGTATGTTACTTTCATTTAGTCCAAGTTTTTGAATATATGGCAATACAGCTTCTTTGACTTTGTTAAATTGCTCATCATTATATACCCCTACTGGTGAAAATTTATCAGAAGGAATGGGTACTCCTAAATCATTAACTATAGAGGCTCCATTAATACGCACTTCAGTTGTTTCTACATTCCCATTTTCGTCGTATTGCAATTCATATCCTCTATCTAATTGTTGATTCCAAAACCTAAGTCCATCTGTAGATATGCTTGTTTTTTCTGTGTATTCGTGTCCAATGGGGAGCATTGACTGGACGCCAGCCAACATTATTTTTAAATTCTCTTTGTTTCTAGATGCATTCTCTAGTTTTGAGCTCCATTTATTAGTTGGTTTCCCGTCTTCATAAAGACGATAGAATCCTACAAAATTACCAGCTGAAGTTCCTGTTACAACCACATCAATAGAGCCTGTTTCTGGGTTTGCATATTTTACAAATTCAATTCCATTGTTTTTTGCATAATCAACAGGAACTGCATCAATGTTGCTTTTGCCTAGTGCTCTAGAGAATTTACCAGCTGTGAGAAAAGTTTTTTGTTCTATCTTAGATTCTGTTTCTTTTCTTCTGTCTTCTATCTCATTTACTGGGATTATGTTTTCTTCGACTTTACCTTCTTCGGTAACGACTTCAGGTTTTGTTTCGGGTGCTCCTTCCGCCATTTCTTCGCCAACTCGGGCTTCTGGCTGAACAGGAACTTCACTTGTTGTTTGCTTTTGAACGGCATTGTTTTTTACTCTTTGAACTAGTTCTTGTCTTTTGTTTATTAATGAAATAGCGCTTGACTTAAGATTCTCAAGTGCAATTTTCTTTGCATCTTCACTCATTGTAGTGCTAGCTTTAATAGCATCGGCATCTGCAATGTTTTTATTTAGTTTTGACTTTATCTCAAGCATTTCAACAATGTCTTGATTAGTCATATTGTCAACGAAATCAGAAGCTCCTTGAAGAACTTCTTCTCTCTTTAATACAATTGATCGTGCTGCAAATGACAAAGCAGCCAACTCTGCTGGATCATTTGTGCTAGTCATAGCACCTTGTAGACTCGCTAGTTGTTGGTTTGACTCGCGAAGCCAGTTTGTAGCTTCTTTGGTCATTGCGCTAACCTCAAGATATGGCTTTACCTTTTCTTTATATGCGGATATTGACAGTGATGGAGCCGACATTCCCCCTCCGCTAAAAGCACCAATGAGTGCGGCATCAAAAACACGCTCAGAGAATTGTTGTAAAGTGATTGGCTTGCCTAAAACTAAAGCGTCTGCACCTTCTTGGACAACAGATGTAAGCCCTTCTGTCGTTCCCTCTAGTCCAACTGCGCTAATAAATTCGCCAGCTATATTTTCGGAAATCTGTTTAGACGCAATTGAATTTCCTATAGACGCTCTGGCTAATCTATTCATACCAGCCGATCCAACCCCTTCTAGAACGCCTTCTGCAAGACCATTAATAACGGCCGTGCCAAGCAATTCTTTAGATATTGTATTCCCTTCCTTCAGTTCTTGGTCTATCTTGTTTACAGCCGTTACTGCTCCAAGTCCAAGTATAGGACCAGCTGCAAAATAAGATTCTATACCAGCTGTCCCAGCTGCTGGGCCCATTGTCATTGCCGCTAGTGTATACGGTATGCTCCCGATGGCCTCTGTTGCTGTTCTAAATGCAGCTTGAGCAATATTTCCGTTAGCTATATCTGATTGTATAGATGTGTCGTATTCCTTTGTTTTTTCCCTTTGGCTTTTTGCATACCTCCTAAACCTTTCAGCAACATCCCCTAGCGAATAAAAGTATGCACCAAGACCGCCAACCCCGGATTGACCAACAACTGGAATGCCAAGCTCGATGGCCATGGCCTCGTCTCTTTTTTCTTCTGGTAGTTTATTTATTCTAGCTATTTGATCTTTTGATAATCCTCCATAGCCTAGCATTTGCATGGACTTGTATTTGGTCCATGGGAAATCTAAAGCCCCAGCGGTAAACTCTGCAGCCGTAGCATTAAATTTATTTACAGCATCAAACCAAGAGGCTTCGTCAGATGAAGCAGACAAGTCTTTTGCCTCTTCATCTATAAGCCTATTTTTTACTTCTGGTATATTTAGTACGTTTTTAGTTGCTTCGACTTTGTCTACTGCGCTAAGCTGATCATAATTTTCTGGCAAGTACCCTCTTATAATCTGATCAGTCGTTACAAAAGGCATAAACTCTGTAAGTTCTGCTTTTGATAGAGAGATAGGCGCAGGAGCTACCGGGGCAGCTTCTCCAAACAAGCCCGTCTTAGGAGCCTCTTCCTCAAATGAAATATACTCTTGAGCCTTGGGCTGCTGGGCCTGCTGCTGTTGATACTGTTGGTAGATTGGACCTAGATCATATAGTTGACCTTCTCCAGAAGACGCCAACTGCTGATCCTGTGCCATTGCACTGGTACCCAATAAACCACCGTCTGCCAAAGGCTGCAAAGGCAAGCCCTCTTCTTTTTTTTTTAATATATCGCCAAAGAATTGGTTCTGAAAGTCAGCTAATGGCTTAGTGTACAGGTTATCTTGTCTAAGAGCAGTATGCAGTTTTTGAATACTTTCTGGAGTTGAGAACTGATTCTTGAATTCTTCAAGACTCTTGGTGTACAATCCATCTTGTTTTAGGGCGGTATAAAGATTATCTATTCCGGGCATTGCTAGAAGTCTTTGCGACTCCTGCAAATATACGCAATATTACCATTGCGGTCTTAAAGATATTCATATCTTCCAGGACTAGAAGCCTTTCTCCAGTATCCCAAAATATCATTTGACTGACTCTCTTGCTGTGGTCTAAGCCATGGTGCTGTTCTTATGCCCTGGTTTGTGTCAAGTAGATTTTGGAACTCTTCCATTGATATTTTATACTCAGGATCAGTAGCCTTTGCGTTTGCAGCATCATTGTACAATGAACTTAACTCGGCTAAATTATAATCCTGGGAGCTCTCAATGATACTATCTCCAGACGGGGTTTTAAACGTAACCTTGTATTGGCCACCAAGCGTACGTTCAATTTTAGACACAGTACCTAGTCCTTCAACTTTAGCACCCTTGATATATTTCCAGGGGCCTTGTGGGTTAGTTGGGTCTACCAAAAACTCGTTAATGTTTTTTACCCTCTCCTGTATAAGGTTACCCTTTTGTGCACTCTTTCCAGCTGCCGCTTTTCTACCTTCAGAAAGGGCCGTATATTGAAGTCCAAGAGACTTTCTTTGATATTCAGTCATCCCCTGCTCTTCCTTATAGTCAACCTGTGCCATGATAGCCTGCTTAACAACCTCTTCTGCCTGTGCCATAAGCTCAGGAGTGATCTCTGGAGTGTATATACCTTGAGCGTTTGGCTTTACAACTACAGCCTTTCTTTTTTCTTCTGGAGAAAGCTTAGCGTAATCTTCTGGGCTTACTGCTTCGAATCCAGTAGCATTGTCCAACAACACAGACGCTATAGCCTTGTTATTGGAAAGAATTGCCGCTGTGGTTTCTGTAAGAATCTTGTCCTTTTGATTCAAGTCAATACCAGCCAAAACATACTTCCCGGTTACAGGATCTTTTCCTCCATACTGGCCGAAGCGCTTCACATAGTTATTTACAGCAGCGCCAAGATCAAGCTTAGTTACCTTTTGGTTCAAGGCGTTGTTGATGGTCTTAACGTCCATCAGGCCTTCTGTGATCACCTGACCAGTCTTTGGATCTGTTTTAGCAATGTATAGATTTCCGTCAGCGGGGTTAATGTATAGTTGCTTGTTCACCAAGTCTGTCATTGACAGATATTTCTCACGAGCAAACTTTTCCAATGCAGAAGCCGTATCACCATCTACGCGCTCCAAGAAGTCAGCGTAGTCTTGGTTGAAGGTCTTCATGTTGTTGGCGTATGCACCCCATCCCTCTTGGGCTCTCAATACATTTATCTTGTACTGAGCTGGCGTAAGCATTCCTTGCTTGAGTAGCTTGTTCTGAGAGGCCATGTAGTCACGCATGGTGTTGATACCATTCAGCGTAAACTCGTTGACTGTTTGGGACTTGCCCATCTCGATCTTGTTGACCTCCGCCATGGCGTCGGACTGCATCTGATCAAGCTCAGCCTTTTGGTTCTCACGATCTTTATATACCTCTTGCAGCCCAGTTGAGAGTTCACGGGTGATTGCTCCCCAGTCTGTGCGAGGAACCTGTGGTGCTACGTATTGTGCAAATGTTGCCATTAGAATTCAAGCGGGTTTGTAAATGCAGACATTGGATTGTACGCAGTTGGGGCGTATGGATTATATCTAAAATCAGATGGCGGCAAGAACTGAGGGGTAAATTGATTTGTTGGTGCAGCAAATGCAGAACCAGTGTATGGTGACTTAGGCTGCGTCAATCCAGCATATGGTGACATTGGAAATGCAGTTCCTGGAGCATATGCGGCTTCTGGAGTAAAGAATGTTCCTTGTGGAGCATTAGCAGCCAGTGATTGATCGAACGTCTGCGGCCCATAACTAGACGGAGAGTACCCTGTTTTTTGTAGTTCTTTTCCAACTTGTTGCTCTTTATACAACGGCATCGTGCTATAAATATCAAGACCAGCCTGCGCAATGCCAGATGCCGCGCTAGTAATTGCGGCTCGCTTCTCTGATTCAGCTTGAGCGGCAGCCTGTTGAGCGCCACCCAATTCCATGGCTTGAATACCAAGCTCCTTGTTAATATTGGCCTCTGAAATTGCTTGACGGTTTCTGGCTAGTTCAAGATTCCTGGCATATTCTAGCTGATCAAGTTCAGCCATTCTAGCCAAGTCTTCTTCAGCGCCCATAGCGGCAAGTCCTGGTGTTCCACCAAGAACAGCAGCGCCTCCAGCCTCTTGTAGGGCCTGGATCTGCATGGCTTCACGCTGAGCTTGTTTCTCGGCAGACTGCTCTGCTCCCATCATGGGGATTTGAAGACCAGCCATTGTGTCTTCAAAACGCATAGCACGCATTTTGGCAGCGGCAGCATCTGCTGCAGCCTCGGCTTCTTTACGTCGCTTAGATGCATTTACTGCCTGAGCTGCGTTTAGGCCAGATCCTATAAGCGTAGTGGCTATTGGTATTACTAGTGCTGGTAGCGGCATATTGCAAAGATACTATATATTATGGGTAACTCTTGAAGACCTCTGAAGATACTGAGAATAACTCAACGTCTGTAATGCTATCATTGGTGAGCTCGACTTGCATATAATATCCACGAGCACCAAATGATTCGGCTTGGCTATTCTTGATATAAAGAATAAATGCTCCTGGAGAAGGGCTGCTCAAAAGTGTTGCGACAGTTATGGAGGACCCTGTGTGTGCTGTAACAACACCAACTTGCAGGATAGTTCCTGCGTTGTCATAATAAACAACATCACCTACGCTAATCGCAGAAGGTACAGAGAATGTAAAGTTAAGAGTAGTGCCTACTATCGATTGCAATGCACCTATTCCCTGAGCAGATAACAAATCCAAATCTGTGGCACCTGTGTTTCTACGGATATACGTGAAGTAGTTACCTTCCTTCAGATCATAGTAAGCAGCATCCATAGACCCAGACGACATGTCTGTAGTGATAACGGTGTCCCAAGGGCTGTCGCTCTCAAGCTCCATGGTCTTAAACATCTTAGCCTCTAGTGGGTCTTGGTTAAATACCATTGTTACTTGAGAAGGCGTGAATGTTCCATAGAATGTATTCCTATCTTCATTTGGGTCGTTATGAACATATATCTCACCGTTCTTAAAGGTATAGAATCGGCCAGACATCCCAATCATCCACTCTGGATAATAGGAATGGAAGGACGTCCATCCGTCAGCCTGTGGTGAATATGTAAGTGTATATGTAGCCATTAGCAGTTTTCTATGTTTGTTACTTTTCCGTTTGCGTCAATCTGAATGGTTTGACCATTGTTCATTTGATACCACAAGTTACTACCATCGACAGGTGCTACTTTGTTTTGGTCTGCATAAATATAGTCATCAATTACAGGGAATGTATATTCACCGCTGTGGTATCGAATGTTTATGTTTGCCACAACTCCGCAAGATAAAGCCGATGTTGCATATCCGGTTGAGTCTAATCCAAATGGAGTAAGAACGATAGACTCATCTTGAACTTGAATCAAGAAGGTCTCATCTGCGCTAGTTCCAAAGCAGTTGGTCGCATTGACTGTTACTTCAAATGTTCCAATGGTTTCAGATACACCATAAATAACCCCGCTCAATCCATCAAATGAAATACCATCTGGCAGAACCTCGTTTACGCAAACTCCATTACTAGATGATATTGCATCAACCCCGATGTTTTTGATAAAAACAGCAGAAGAACAAGAATATATTGTTTCGTTTGCATTTACAGACACCACTTTTGGCAAGCCTGTTTCACAATCTATACCAGAAAAGACACCGCCACTATTTCCTCCGTATAGCTCATAGCTAACGCAAGAAGAAACAAGATCCCACTCAATCGGGTTATTTGATGCCTCTAGTGATACGTATATACTTTCGTTAGGCGCGAAAGATACGTCTGACTGAGTGATTGTTGGAGCGGCAACCTCAGAGCACGTGCACGACTCGAATGATATTACATATCCATCTGTATCAATTACGGTATAATCGTTCCCAGCAGGCCCCACTCTGTGGTATGCATTCGCTCCATTGAATGGCGTTGTTCCAGCCGAGTCTGTGTAAATACGAGCACCTAAGTCAACAGATCCAGTGGTGCTATCTGTATAATACGTACCATACGATGTTTGCGAACAAACGTTTGAAGATGTGCCATTTGTTGGATCGATCTCAATTGGTATCAACGCTGGACAATTCATAGTGGCAGAAAAGTCTATAGTTCCTCCGCCAATGTTTTCATTAGTTATAATCAAAAGAGCTGTCGTTGGAGTAGATGTTCTCTTTACAAATGAAAGAGTTCCACTGGTGGAAACAACTCCAGAGTCAGCCACAACGACTCCATCGTATTGAATTTGGAACCGCATATTACCCGAGTTTACCGTGTATGACACGTCAACCAAACCAATGTTACCCCCAATAGTGTATTCAATCGATGTTTGACCCTCAGTACCAACATAAGAACCGGATGTTCCACAGCTCAACCCGCTACGATAATCCCATATCAAATACAAATAATCATCGTTAGATGGATTCGAGTAAGAGAATGTGGCGTCATAGTTTCCTCCAACAAGAGATGGCGTTATTGGCGTAGAGGCAGCAATTAACGCATTGTAGTCCCCTTGCTCGTACTTGGTATTTGAAACCAAATAATACATTTTGTTTCCAATACTGGGAACAAATGGCTTTGCAATACCTCCGTTTATCCCTGTCGTCTCATCGTATCCACGAACAGTAACAGTTTCTGATGGCAAAGGAATTTGTCCATCTCCAGAATACCCAGCATATACATCATACAAAGAAACACTAGTGTTTTTCAATACTGTGTCCACGAACTGAATCCCCAATCCACCAGTGCTGGTCATGTTGTAAAGTTGTGTAGCAACCTTTGTGGCATCAATTGGATTATTAACCACGACAGCAACACGTTGCACTTTTGATGATGGCGATTGCTCTAGTGTGAACGATTCGTTTCCAGAACAACCAGCAATAGTTAATACAACAGACCTAACTGTGGATCCGTTGTTTTGAGCTAGCGTTCCATATATATCTTGGTTACCGCTACCGCTAACAACTACATTGGTTAGCCATGCTGCTGAGTAAGTAATAGTCCAAGAGCTATTGCTTCTAATAGAGAACAAGTACATATTGCTACTTGTTTTGGACACAAGCAGCTTGTTCCTAGAAATGTCAAACTCACAGGCAACTGCTGGAGTTTCCGTAGACGTAAGAACATACATATTGTGGTATGGGTCGTATGCTCCAATCTTTTGAGTATCTCCGTCCGCAATGAATAGATCACGGAACCAATCTCTCATGCCCTGAGATGAAATCTCAAACATACCATCTTGGCCTAAACGAAGCGCAGCATTTCTACGCTGATCAGTAAAGAATACATTGTTCCCCCATTGAGCAAAGCTTTCTGGGTTATTTGAAATACCGTATTCTCCGCTATACGCAATCTGAGTGCCAAGAACCTGTGGTATTGAAGCCACGGTCCCCCCACCAACAGAGTCGCTAAGCAAGTTCTTCTCGTATAACACTTTGGATACCTTGTTTTCTTGGAAAACAATCAAATCCGTATCTCGAGAGTATAACTTTTGGATGCTACCAAATTCTTGGTCTAGGTATTTAAAGTTGGCATTTGACAAATTGAACTCGTTAAGTTTATTTAAGCCAGATGTAACTTGGTACACCCCACTATATGTCAAAGCGTTTTTAACTCTCTCCTCTGCATACTTGTCAGTAGTTGTTAAAGCTCGAGGGCTATACTTCATTGTAAACGAATTAAAGTCGTCTCTAATTCGATAGCATTCTGCTCCATTGCCAAATGTGAATGCATTAAAAGAAGGAATCTGTACAATAGCTGGCTTCTGTGTTGTTGACACGCTGCTTCTTGTTTGATTCTGCTCCCCAGAAAGACCAGCACTTTGATGAAGACCATCTACAATTTCATAAGTATATGGAAGTTCATGGTAGACATCAATGTCCGTATCATTGGGTACTGTCTCTATAATTACAGAGTCAGTCAGTTGCGATACCTCAACTTCTACTATAATAAAGTTTCTTTCGCAAGAAAGATAGTTTAGGGCATTGCTGGTAAAGTTCTTCCTAGAATCACCATATCCCTTCAATACCATGTATAAGGAATCTTTAGCCGTAAGGAATGGAGTTCCAGAATCTTGGAACAACATGTCCACTCGCGCTCCATCATTTTGTCCAGTATCTAGACTGCTACCTCTTCTGAAAAATACACTCTTGGCACCCTTGTTTGTATTTGGAGCATCGCCTACGGCTGGACCAGAGAGCATCTTAAAGTTGTTGTAAATGCCATCTTCAAAGAACCACTCCTCTAAGTTTTCATAAGTTTTAGAAGAAGTAAATATTTGTTCTGGCTGATCTTGTACGTTTTGGCTTTCTGATATCTTGAACTTTATCTGAGCTCCAGTATTAATCGTATAGTCTGATGGTATTATAGCAAAACCACCTTCACGTTTATTTGGGTCGAATACAGTTGGAAGGCCAAATACATTAGGGCCGTTAGCTGATCGCGCATTTACAATCCAATAATCGCCAGCAACAAGACCGCTAGTTGACGTGAACATGATGTATGCTACATCAGTTCCATTTGGCGTGTCTTTTAAAGAATATTCTGTATTCGCAGTAATAACTTGATCTGAAGCCATTACAGGCACAGAAGATCCAAATATATAATAATTAAAGCTTGGGTTAGCAGATCCTGTTGCTGTTGTGATTTCGACTTTATATCGAATATCCGATGTGCCAAAAAAGTTGTTACCCCTAGCGGCAATTAGCTTTGTCTTAGAGTTTGGGGAAGCGGTGTATCCAATTGGATTTTCTACCATTGGTTTCCAGCTTCCAGCCATTACAGGTCCTCTTGTTTTTCTGTGACACTTTAGACCAGTTACAGCTCTCAATCCATCGGTAGAGTTTGCTCCTTGTCCTTTGTATTTAGATACCTGTATGATGTCCTTATTGATAGACACGTCATTATCTATGACGATTTTTATATAAACACCTTCAACAGATGGGATTCCAGTGCCTATTGCATCCTTGCTTAAGTATGAAACGTCAAGGACTTTATATTGAGTTCCAATATTAACAACTCCGTTTGAGTCTGTTTTGAATACAACATAGTCATTGGTCTTTACTTTATCTACGTCAGATTGGTTTATCTTGAAGTATTTGAAAGACCCGTCCTCGACAAAAAAGGTGGGATAAATATTATAGTAATCGCCTTTTGTTTGCTTTATAGCTAGTCTATAATGGGTAGCAAAACATGGTGCCTCGTTGTAAATGTTTATTCGAAGACTATTCTTATCGTCAGAATAGCTCGGGTCAATGAATATGCTATTTGTTGGACTAGTCTGAACAGTTGTCATTCTTCCATAGTCGTCCAAGTAAACAATTCCAAATTCGTAGTCCCTATTTGATTTCCATGTTTCTTGTGGAGATCCGGAGTTTAAAGAGAGCTCATCATAAGTCTCGGAATTAAGCTCTATGTTAAATGACGGGAAAATGCCAACTCCATCGCAGTCTCTAATATCATAAAATTGAACATAGTTTCCATATGCCAATCTATTTCCTATGATCTCTTGAGCCTTTGCCTTTAGAGGAACATTATCAAAAAGTCTAGTTAATTGGTCTGTTGGTAATGGTGCGTAGATTTTGTTGTTAGAGAAAGAAAATGAATAAACAGTATTGTCGTCATACTTTAACTCTGCTTTATTCAAGGTTTCAATAATATAAGCATTGATCTTGCTTGTGTCAAAAAAGATTAATTGAATGTCAGTGACAGAGTCTTCTCCAGAATTGAACGATATATCATACACATTGTTAGCGTTCAACATCCCTTCGTTTACACCACTATTTCCATTTACTGCAAATGTTTTAGGGAAAAATGCCACTTCCGAGAAAGGAGATAGAGAACTATATTCATCGTCAACATATCTATATCTGTACCCAAAATACAAGAACCTATCAGAAAGACTGTCTGATGATACGGTGCTGTCGTTTCTTCCAACTATGGTAGGTGGATTCAAAGGGGGTTTTACTATTACATTGACGTCATCTTCATAAAATCCATTAACACCATAAGACTTTGCTCTTTGTATGTTTATCTTTCTAGGAGGATTATAGTCGTCAGTCCAACACAAGAATCCATTGATATAGTTTACGCCGGTTATTAAGTGTTCGCTATCAAAGTTCAGAACATTATTTGCGCCAGGTCTACTATCTTTTAATACTATACTTACAGCATCTGTCGATTGGTTATATTCATAGATATAATTAGCATCATTAGCCTTGACAAACCAATATATACAACCAACTTCTTCTGCGGTAACAGCTCCAATTGAAATGCCATTGGTGTGAGAGTATGTTCCCTTCTTTAGGTTGCCATACTCGTTCTCTATTGCGCCCATGTTCGTGGATTCAGAAGAACCCACTTGAATGTTCATAGCATCCACATACTGGCCGTCTGGTATCAGACGCTCATCGAGGTCCTTGTTCATGACCCCTGCGACGAAGCTCTTGGTTATCTTCATATTTATTTAATCCACTTGTCCTGTCCTCTCAGGTTCATTAAGAGACGACCGGGGTGAAGGTTGCTTAAACGAATCTTTGCGTTACGCAAATTTGCTGTCTTTTCTTTATTGGCTCGGTTGACAACATACTCTTGGATTCCAAACTTGTTGTTGAGCAGTGCCCACTTGATGTAGGCATACAAGAACTCTTCTGCAAACTTGTGAATCTTTACACTATCGTCATCTCCGTTCTCCATTCCATCTGATACGTACTCAAGAACAATCAATTGGTTGGCTACGCCTGAGCTAAAGTTTATCACGCCACCGGCTTTGTTTACACGGAAGCTTGGGTTGATGTTAGCAGTCTCGGTGTTCAAACCAAAGGCTCCTCCAACATTGTAACCGAAGTACCACGCACCATCAACTTCCCATCCGTATTGACCAGCATAAAGGCCCGCTCCATTGTAAAGTGTTTGGGGCAAGCCAGCTAGGCGGTTGGCGTCTAAGTCAGATGTGCCAGTAAGTACATTCCCATCTTGGTCAAACAACACATTCAAGTTGTTGTCCTGTAGGTATGCGGAGGCGTAGTTCACTTGAGTATTCTCGTGCAATGGATACAGCACACCATTGATCTGTACGGATACTCGAATGTAGTTCACGTAGTCAGGGGGAAGAATAAGGCGAAGGTCATCTCCAACCTCAATCTCAACCACCTTGGTATTTTTCAACGCATCGTAGTTAATCTCCTGGATACCACGCTTAGCATGGAACAAGACATTGTAGCGATTGACGTTATTGACGAGCTTGTCGTCACCGACATACATCAACATGAAGTTGTTCACTAGGTCAGCAAGGCTGACATACTGATACTCGCCCCAGTTCTGATCCGTTGGCGCAACTCCGTTGTTGGTGTAGTATTGATAATTACTAATGTATGCCATTATTCTCCTTGTTGTTTATTCATCATCTCTTCTTGCTTTGCAAACTGAGTCACTTCGTACTCGCGGATGTTGACACCAGCGTATTGTAGAATTCGCAGAATCAAGTCATTGGCATCAGAGAGAGGTAGTTCAAAATCTTGGTAATCAACTGCCGATTGGTTAAACAATGGGTTTCCACCAATCTGAGTATATGTCCATTTAGGATCCAGTGGGTATCGCACATAGAATGCGCTTACTCCAGCGGTAATGGTTGTTGGATATACAGTAATCAAATCACTACCATCAGCTGCTCTGTCACGCTTAACATAGGCAGGGTAAGCTGTGGTAGGGGCAGTCAGATTAGAAGCTAAAAGGTTTAGTGACTTGTATTGCGTAATAGGCTCAACCTCTTTCCCGTTGTAGTAAACCACATTGATGGAGTAGTAGTCAGATGGCAACTTGAAGCTGCTGCCAGCATCTAGTGTGAGCGAAGCATTGGCTGAGAATGAGTCAATCACCTCTGCTGTTTGCTTCAGTTTATCTGCATAGCCACTATTGTACGCTCTGTTGTTTTGCTTTACAACACCATCAACATAACGAAAGAAGTAGTCCTCAAATACTTCAAGCTGGGCCTGCTTGGCGAAAAGGTTGAACTCCTCGGGCGTAATGTAGCCGTTGTTGTCCTTGCTGAGGATCGCCATCACAGTATTTCTGACCTCGTTGATCATTTGCACAAAGATAACAAAAAAAGGCCACCCGAGGTCGGATGGCCCTTTCCTGTAGGCTATTGCTATTAAAGGAGTTTAATCAACATATCTTTTGCTTCAATACCATCTTCTGTCATCAGCCACGCTGACAACACGTCAATAGGATCTTGACCATAAGGAGTTGAACAGATCTTCTTCTTATTGTCTGGTAAGCTGAAGTAAATGTCGTTGTTTCGGCGGATTGTAATCAAGCCATCACTAACGAAGCGATGAGCATAGTCATCCAGCTCCATGTCTGGGTCATCTAACATCTCCAAAAAGTCACGTGGACGCTCCTTGGCAAACAACAACAAGTCTCGCTTAAGTTCAGAAGAAGACATCTTAGCTACGTTCAAGCCAAGCGCTACTCGGCAAATGGCTTCCACCTTTTCAATGGGCAAAGACTTAGCCGCAATCAAAGCGTCAATCTCGTAGTTGATGTTGTCGAGGGCTTTTTCAGCATCCTTCTCCATGTCTGCTTCTTCAAACAATGTTCCATTCTTTGGGTGAAGCTCAAGGAATCTATTTAAAATGGTGTTGTGTTTGTCAACTCTTAAAACACCATCTTCAAATACGATAGGCTCCAAGATTGCGTGCTCGTCCTGCTCATCCATAAACGGGCTCTTTTGATTTCGAGCATAACGCAATGGACGATTGACACCGGTCTTGGGGTCAAAGTGAAGAAGAGGGGCTCTGTGGGTGTGGCGAGATGCCAATGTAAACGTCAAGGGACTACTCTTTCCCTTTAGTACGTAGATTCGATCTTTAAATTCCATTGTATATAATATTAGATTTAACGATACAAAGATAATACAAAAAAAAGAGGGGGATTTCTCCCCCTCTATTTGTTAGATACACTAATTATCAATCCTGAAATAGGAAGAAATTATTAGCTCCCATAGTGCACAAAGCACGCTCAGACAAGAAGTGAACTTCCATTGCGTCCAAGTCGCTGTTGCTAGCACCACCAGCAGAACCAGTCATCCAAGTCTTGTAACGACGATTCTCGGTCTCAGAAGCACGGTAACGAACGTGCAAGAAAGGACGCTTAGCGTTCTTACCCAAAACCATATCATAAACGGTGGTAGAACCAGCAGGAACCAAAACGCCATTGATAGCACCAGCTACCAAACCGCCACGCAAGGTGGGATCGTTCAAGTATTTCCAGTCAGTCTTGTAGAACTCATAACCACGCTTGAAGCCAGTGAAGCCCAAGTTCAAAGCCATTTGCTCGCTGTTGTTGAACAAACCGTAGCTAGTTCCGTTAGCACCGTAGCTGTTTTGAGCAGCCAACATATCGTCGATATCGAAGCTGAACTGACGGTTAACGAACAAAGCGTTCTCTTGGATAGCACCTTGCTTGTCCAAACGCTGGATAACAGCGTCGAAATCACCCAAAGTGGTTGGGTTACCACCACCCCATACGTTACCGCGGTTTTCGATGGTGTAGAACATACCTTCGGTACCTTTGTTTCCTACATCACCAGTAGCAGCGATAGCACCAGATGCAGTCTCAGCAGGAACACCTTCTACCATAGACATTTCCAAGTAGTCTTCGAAACGCAAACGAGTCTCGTGCTCGCTCTTCAAGTACCACAAGTAACCAGTAGCACCATTCTCAGTAGTAACTTCTACCCAGCCGATCTGAGCCATGTCAGAACCGCTAACAGCATATTTGTCCTTGATGATGATGGGGCTGTTTTCAAAGATATCGTCTTCAGCTTCCAAAGATCCAACCATACCGTTAGAACCTTTCTTGAACTCAGAACCGTAAACGAAACAGGTAGAAGCAGTAGAGGCAGCCATAGTTTGGCCACCAGCTTCGTAGTAAGCAACGGTGAAAGTCAAGCCAGATACAGCAGTAATGATGGCTTTGTTAGAGAAAGTAGAAGAAGCGGTGTTATCAGAAATGAAAACAGTTTGACCTACGCGGAAGTTACAAGCAGTAACACCAGGGTCAGCGACAGTCCAAACAGCAGTGTCAGCAGCGGCAGCAGCAGCAGAAGTACAAGAGGTGTACTTAGTGTGCAAACGGCCTTGCTCAGCCCATTTGATCAAGTCAGAGTTGGAGGGCATTTCTGCACCTACCATGCGCAAGAAAGAAGCGATGGAACGATTTCCATAACGCTCGAATTCCTTCTCGTAGGTATCGGGAAGATACTGGTTCAAGAAGTCAAAGTTAGTAATGTAGTTCGTGGGCAATGTAGCCTTCACTGAACTAGGGGTCAGGTCATAACCTGGTACGCTTAATACAGCCATTTTTGTGTTTTTTTAAAAGGTTATTGTTGTTATTGTTTAATCTTTATGCGTAAACCATTACCCGAATCGCTATCCAACGATGACACCTTTAGTCCGCTGAAGTTGCTGGCTGGTTGAGCAGATTGTCTAACACCCATTTGAATGTTCTTACTTTCTTTGCTCATGCCATCAACTGCATCTGCCTTGCCCTTGTCATAGAAGAACTTAGCTAATGCATCAGCATTTAAAGCTGCCGCCATTGCTTTGTGATAACCAGCTGCATCTTTGACATATCCATTTTCATCGATGAATTTGGAGATGAAGTTGTTGATGTCTGATTGAGAAGTCTTAATTTTCTCAGTGTCTCCTGGCTTGAACTTCAAGGATGATTCTCCGACACTAAACTCGAAACCTTCGAATCCGTCATTGAATACCTCGTTAGTTTTCTGCAAGAAAAACTCAGACCGCTTCAACTGTTCCTGTTGCACCTGGGTGAGATCTTGGTTATACTTCTTGTAAGCCTCGTATCCCTCACGATCGGCATCAGGAACTGAGGTTGCCTTAGACTCTAATGGCACCTTGTACTGCTCCTTCTGTTTCTCGAAGTGACCCTTGGCTTTAGCAAGTTCACGTTTCATAGCCAGCTTTTGTTTCTTGATAGTCTTGTCGTCGTCCAAGTCTTCGTCATACTTGAAGTTCTCCAGCTCCATCATTACATCCTCATCGTCATACATAGGATTGGTGTCCTTGATGTAAGATGCCAAAAGTTGTTCGGGTGACATCTTCTCAAAGTCTTGATTCAACTTCATGAAGTCGTCTAACCCTCGGCCAGTCTCTTTTTTGTACTTCAAGAATGTAGCGACATCTTCTGGAAGTTCTTCTGACGGCTGCTCTCGCTTGGCCAAAATTTCGTCCATCGAATTAAACTCTACATCCTTGTAGCGGTTTTTGATAAATGTAAGAACGTCTTCCTCCGAAAGCTCAACGGGTTGAACTTTTGGGGTTTCTTCAACTACAGGAGTTTCCTCGGTAGTTTGTTCTACAGCATTTTGCTGTTCTTCATGCTTCTGCAAAAGTGCCTCTTCAACCTCTTGGATTGACTTTGGCTCTTCAGCAGAAACTTCTTTAATTTTAATTTCTGCCATGATATTAGATTTTGTTACAAAATTAGGTATTTTTATCTAGGCTCAAATTGCGATAAATCGAAGCCATCCAAGGTGTCCTCAGTTGACTCGAAGTTTATTGGAGGAAGATCTTTCTTCCTCTGCTCAATGAGCTTTGATTGCTGTGTGTTCTGTAAGCTAATGCGATTGTCCTTAGCCTTCTCTTTCTCCATCTCACGATTCTTTAGGCTATCGACCTCAACGCCTTTTAGTTGCATCTGCATTTGGAACTCACGCTCCATCAACTGCAACTTCAGATTGGCCTCAGACTGCATCTTCTCAATCTCGAACTGATTCTTGGCCTGCTCAATCTGCATCTTGGCCTGAGCTTCTGCTTGGATCTGCTGGAGCTTAGATTCGGCAGCGGCTTGAGAAGACTGGATGTTCCCTTGCGTCTGCATCTGAACCCTCTGCTGCTCGTTCTCCATGTCTTGCTTTTGCTTATGCTTGCGCTTCATCTTCAACAACTCGTTAGCCAGCTTGATATTCTTCATCTGACGGATATCAATGGCATCCTCCAATGAGATTTGATCACGGCTCAAAGCCATCTGAATATTGGCTTCAAGCTGAGCCTTCTGCTCTTCGTCAGGAGAAACCTCAATGAAGATACCAAAGTCGTAGATGTATAGGTCCTTCATTTCGTCAAGAACACCAACATTGTTCTTGCCAATCTGCATAGCAAACTCTTCGGCAAAGTCAGCGTACTCCAAAACGTCAGCCACACGGCAAGACAATGCCTCCGCCAATCTCTTGGTGATATTCAATGATCCCTCAAGGATATGTCGAGTGGCTGTGTTGCTATTAGCGGCAGCCAACTTCTGTAGACCAACTAGTGAGTTAGGATCTGGCATAGACCCATCACGGGCCTCGTTCAATCCAGTTACGTCACGCAGTTGCTGCATGTACTGGTTGTATGCTCCGATGAGGCTAGCCATCTTGGCTTGACCACTGTTCTTGCTAAGCTCTTGGATAGGAACACGAGCGTTGTTAAACTCTCCGTCTTGTGTATATGAGCGACCAATTACACTACCCGTTTGGAAGTACAAACGAAGTGCATCCTCTGGGTTGTAAGCGGCTCCATTTCCAAGATCAACCTCGTTCAAACCATCTGCGTCAATGAACACACCATCAGGTACAATCTTAGAAAGAACCTGCTGTAGCTTCAAGTGGGTGATTTGGATCAAGTCAGCGAATGGAATCATTCGGCGAACCAAAGACTCAATCACGCCCTTATACATGCGAGGGGCTACAGCGATATAGCTTGGAATGCTATACTGAGATGCAGACTTAGGACGTACCATGTTGGACTGGAGTTCCCACTTCAACAAGTAGTTTGAACCCATAACCATCACACCATCGTACCAAACGTCAATGCGCTTCTCGATGCGCTCAAAACGCTCCTTCTCATCCATTGGAGGATTGAATGTGTCATCCTTGCGGATTACACGCTCACCACCATTGTCTAGGAACTTCTTCTTGTATACAAACTTCTTGTCAGTCTTGTAACTGAAGTAGAGCAACGTAACAGTGTCACGGTCGAATACGCTATCGCGGTATGGCCGAATTGCAGGATAAGCGTCCCACCAGTTGTACCCAATCTTCGAAATCTCCTCCAGCTCCTCCTTCTTGATATCAGGCTTAATCTTCTTAATCTCTGTAATTGGGACCGTCTTGACCTCTCCGTAGTAGAAGCAGTCATCGAACGTAGGAGATTCCGTGTATGAATAAACGACATTAGCAGGATCAACGTAATCAACTTTAACACCATTGGCCATGTCGAAGGAATGCTTAACCATTCCAAGGCCCAGGACTGTAATGTCATAATCAACGCGCTTACGAACCTCATCATAGCGGTTCTTATCAAGCAAAGTGTGTATAGCTTCTTCTTCTGCAATTTCAATGCTTGGCTTGTAGTTGATCTGCATGTACAGATTCAACTCCTCGTCACTACCAGGCAGCTCGTCTTGTGGCACGTTAAATGCATCTAGGCCAAACATTTCTTTAGCCTGAAGCAAGAAGTCTTTAGCCACCATGTCGGCTTCGACCATGTCCTGGTACTTGGAGCGCTTCTCTGCGCTCATAGCGTCCTGTGCGTATGCCTTCACGCTGAATAAGCGATCGGCCATTCCGTTGACAACAATGTCAACAAACTTTGGAATAATAGGAACGGGTGTCCAATCAAGATTCAAATAGGACAAGTCTCCGTCAACTGCAAGTTCGTTCTTGTACTTGCCAACAGGCTGCTCTCCACGAGCATACAAACGCAATTTATGAAACTGTATCCACTGATCGTAGTAACGGCAGGAACCTCCTCCGTTACGGAACCATTCGTATTGAATGCTCTGTCCAACCTGCAAGCCATAGTTCTCGGAAGCCTTCTCGGCATCCGTGGCTAACTGGTTTGGGAACGATACGTATGGTAGAATAATTTTCTGATCCGCCATGGCTTTCTGCAAAGATAAGGCTATTTCCTTATCTCGCTAACATAACCCTTGTTGGAGTAGGTAGGTAGCTTGATACTAATCTTTTCACTTTTAGTGTCTGTGTTTAGTATGAACTTTTGATTTGCCATCAGTGCTAAACCAGAACTAATAGCTGCGTCATACTTTGTTCGATTGTTAATATCAAAGCGAGCCCAGTCTTGTAGAGTCCTTGAAAAGTACATGTTCCCTATCTCGTCGGGCTCTCTGTATGTCCCGTCCATGTCAAAGCCAACGTATTTCTCGATATAAGCCTCAATAGAGGTCGCGTGAGCCTGTTTCACGTCCTCGGACGAGTTAGGTATACCCCCGAGCTCTTTCTCGGTCTTAGAGAGCATATTTACCTTTCTGTCTGGCCTGTTCATAGAAAACGGTCTGTAGCCCCTTTCCTTGAAATAGTACAGCAGTCGAGCCTTGTTGTTCTCGGCAAGGATCGGCATACCATAAAAGTGACAGGCCATCAGAACCTCCTCAAAGAATATCTCTGCTGTCTGTGGCCTTGCCACATACTCCAAGAAGAATGTGTTGCTTGGACCCTCGTCCATGTGGAACTTCGTCATGCCATGCAGAGCACCTGCCGACCCCCTGCCAAATGTTACAGCAGAGATGTCATACGGGTCACAGCCAAATGAGCCCATGTGCTCGTTGCCAGGATACTTCAGTCCATTTCTTGTGATGACTTTGTTTCGCTGGTGCTGCGACGGGAGCCAAGAAACGAGAAATCGACCACTTGGGTCAGGCGTCCAAATAACTTCTGTGTCTTGCTTGCCATCTCTCCAGTGAAATCGCCCACGAGTGAGCACACGGTCTTTAATAAGTGTGTCATTATAGTCTATCTGTTGATATATCTTAGTTAGGTTGAACAAAGAGTTCTTGCTCTCGTCCCTGAATGCGTGCGCCTCTGTGCGGGGGAACTGACGATAGAACTCGTTGAGTGCGTCTGAATCGCTTTTGAGAGACTTGACTTCGTTCTCCCAGTACTGGACTACGCTGATGTCCACGTAGTTCCCTTCTGAGTTTATCACGTCCTCTCCGTTAGTCTCAAGGATAGGCCAGCCGTACTCATCAAAGTACCCTTCAAAGTTCCACTCCATTGGAATAAACAGAGCATACAGGCCGCTCTTGGTCTGCCCGTTTGCATTTCTGTTAGATGGGTTAGAGTCCTCGTATAGTCTCTTGAAGTTGTCACCACCTCTATCTAATGCATTGCAGGTAGAGCCCATCATGCACTTACCAATGACCTTACTACCCAAGCGCAAACACGTCTTGGTTACACGCCAGTTGTTTAGAATGTTGTTAGGCTTTTCCCACTTTCCGCTCTCGTCATGGACCAGCATACGCATCTTCTCGCCGTCATAGCTGTTGTCGTCTGTATTGCGCCAGTCAATGGTGGTATCAAGACCCTCCAAGTCCTCCTCCTCTTTCGTGTCTATGTTCTTTCGTGTAATCTTAGACGCAGGAACACGGTATGCTAGCTCTGTCTTTGGCTTGTCCATACCGTCTTGGATAGGCTTGAAGAAGAATGGGTAGTTGCTTGAGATTGGCACCACCTTGTCGGTGAACATCTTCTTGGCGTCAGCACCTGTCTTGGAGAGTATGCCAAAGCGTGAGTCACGGGTGATTGTACCTTGGTTTACCATCTCTGCGCTTGACATGAACGAGAAACCAGAACGTCGGTTCTTTAGGTAGCACATTCCGAAGCTTCTCATGTCAGCTTTACATGCTTCCCAAAAGATGAAGAATATTCGGTTGGCCTCACGAAACTCTGGGTGACCTACGTCAATCTTCGTCCACTGTAAGTACATATAGTGGCTACCTGTGATATAAGTAGGCTTGCCGTTGTTCATGAACCAGTGACCATTGTCTCTACGATCAAACTCCTGCTCGATGTAGTCTACCCACTTAGCCTTGAACGCATTGTCTCTGCGGTTCCAGTCGAATATGCTCTTGACCTTCTCGAGCTCCTTTGGGAGTTCTTTTGGAGCCCATTTGTTAGACTTGGTGTCTATTGGGTCACTAAGCTTAGGAAGACCAACCTTGAGTCCATTGATGTTATACACCTCTCCAACGGTTCCATCCTTAGAGATGACAACCATGTCGGTATCAGCGTCATAGCCGTAGCTCCAGTGCTTGCGCCTTGGAAGCTTCTCGTCTAATATCTCATACAAGCCATAGTTCACTTGCTACGCCTTTCCGCAAATCCTTTTGTAGATGTAATAGACTCTGATACCACAGAGTCCTCAGAGGCTAGCATATTGCGCTCCTCGTCTATTCTGCGAAGAATATCGAACGCGTCCATAATGGCCAATCGCTTGGCAGCAGCAGCGTTCTTTAGCCTATCGGCAGCCAGATCACTCTCCATGTCGCCAGTTACAATAGGTTCCTTAGCGACCTTGATGAGCTCCTTTACAGCATGCTCGCCAGCTGAGATAATCTCCTCTTTTAGCTTTCTTGTATTAGACATATATTTGAATCGTACATTCTGTAAAGTTTCTCGCCGTCTATCCGAAACTCATACTCGGACTCTGGCTGAAACGAAATAACAGCTCCAGGTTCTACACCAAGATCCTGTAGCCTTGCATTTGGGTAAACCATGTGGCCCCATAGCTCACGTTCTTCACCCTTGCGTTTTATGAATGTGTCTTCTTCGTGCTTGATTGGCTTTACAAAGCAGTAACGCCCAACAGGGACCCATGTCTCTCCAGGCTTTCGGTATGCATACATCTGCATATCGTCAAGATAGTATAGGTTCTCTCTGATGAAGGAGTAGGAGTCAATCTCCTTTCCTCTCATATCAAACATCTTACGAAAAACATTGTGATGAACAATAACATCATCACCGATAGCGATAGGACCGCTATATCCGAAGGGGACATTAATGACTTTGGCGAGCCTGCTCGTGACGGTATGGTCCTCTTGCGAGGTGCTGATGATGAACTCCTTGCCTCCGTAGTTCCGAGTGTTGTCGTACCTTTTTCCATCCACAGGCTCTACCACAAAATAGTAGAGCGATTGCATATTAAAAATCTATATTGTATTCGATTGAGCATGGCATAGATGGCATGAAAGCCTTCCACAACATGATCTCTTTACCTTCATTCATAACCCAAACCTGGACAGCTCCTTCTTTTGTTTGGATAATGTTGGTTACAGTATGGGTGCCATTAAGGATTGTTTGACCCTTAATATAGTTCATGGCATTCTTGTAGTCAGATCCGATTGAAATTTTGCGAATGTCCATATTAGGCTCCTATCTTCCAAATCTGCAAATTAGCAGATGGCACGTTGTCCCAGCTACTTGCAGTAACGTGATCGTACAAACCGCCATCATTTACTCCAGAGCTATCACGCAAGATTTCAAATGTAAATGTAGTGCCTGCTACAGATACATAAAAAGGAATGGTGATTTCGTATGGCATCATAGATTGGCTTGTTCCAATGTCAAACCCTTTTACAACGCCAACAGGAGTTCCATTTACCAATGGACGAAACAACAAAGTAGCGACCCCGCCAGATCCAGAGCGCTCTACATTACCCATTCCATTCACAAGGTAAAGTCCTGTTTGGTTGAACGTAACTAAACCAGCTGCGCTAACCATTACAGGGTCAGAAGACGTTCCTTGTGCGGCTCCAAAGTTTACCTGGAGAGCGACATCAAGTCCACTTGGCACTTGATCGCTATAGCTGGCAGCATTAAGCACTTGGGTGGCAGACATTTGTCCGCCAACAAAAGCAGCAATGCTTGATACCGTAAAGTTCTTGGTAGCGTCAGATGCGCTTGTATCAGTTCCGATGAGAAGGTCAGTCCCGGTAGGAGTGACGGCAGCGTATGAAGAGATCTTAGTCATTGATTTGTCCTGTTTGCATGTTTATCTTTACGTCTCCATACTTGGTGTGTAGACCGGCTTGGAAGTCTCCTAGCTCTGTCATCACCGCCTCATACTCGACGACTTTTTTTAGTTTGTGCATCTCCACCTGGGCAATGTCTTGCTCAAGGGTTCTGCGTCTTTCGACCAATTGCCTCAACTGGTCAAATTCATTTGATTCTAATTGCTTATCCATTTGCCTACAAATTTAAGCAAATTTGTGATGGCAACCAATGCAAACAAAATAAGTAACCATTTGAGGGTTACCTGCCAGTCACACTTCTTCTCAGTGATCATGACCTGTGGCGGTAATGTCTTGGTGATTCGTACCGTATCCGCCTTACACTTGGTATATACTTTTATGATATCCTTTTCTCGTATCACTTGAGTATATACGAACGAGTCTTCCAATGTAACAGTGTCGTACTCAGTCGTCAAGAAGGTGTCGTGCAATACCTTCTCCTCACGAATAATGATCGTGTCGAAAACCGTAACGTGCGTTAGGATTCCAGGCTCCTTCTTTACGGCCCTTTTGATGTGCCAGTTGGCAGAGCAGGACGTAAGAAGCAGCGCAATTAAAATAGATTGCAGTGCGCGCATGCTAGTTACTTCTTAGGCTTAGGCATCGTAGCTGCCTTGATTTTTGAGGTGCAGGGTTTGCTTTTCATTTCTTTTTCTTTTTAGACATCATCATTTTCTCTTTCTTTTCCATGCTCTTGCCTTCGGCTTTCTCATGCATTTTCATTTGTCTCTTTGAGCCGTAGGACTCCATCCCACCGTACTCTTTAATCATTTTCTTCTTTGGGTTCTTCATATTAACTTCCTTTCTTCCATTTTTTGCTTGGAGAAGCGGTCTTGCTAGGACTCCATTTAACTTTATCTGCCCAATAGGCAGCAGACATCTTTCCTTTAGAAATGTTCTTTGCGTGACGAGACTTAAATGCCTCACGCTGACCAGCCGTTTGGTTGGTCTTTACGCCTTGTTGACCAAAGCGAATAGTCTTTACCTTGTCACCTTCTTTAGCCACAACAACATGGCTTTTCTTTGGGTGACTTGGAGTTCTCTTAGGCTTGTTAAACCCAGACACGCCAGCTCGAACTAAGCGAGGATCTTTAGCCATTTTGTTTGTTTTTTTTTTTATTTTGGGACAGGCATTAAAGCCTGTCCCAAAATGGATCTTACCTTTTCTTTGCCTTTTTATAAAGCTGTCCGCTCGGTGTTGCGTAATCTGCTTTCTTAGCCAAGTATTTGTACTCGGCTTTTTTACCAGCAACCTTACCAACAACTTTACCAACAGCTCTACGAGTGGCTGGCAATTTTTTCATTCCCGCAGGGGGAGTAGACTTTGTGTTTTTCATATTTTTGTTTTTAAAAGGGTTATTTATTTGCGAACTTCTCCAGCACAGAGCCGAAGACGGTTGACATTACCAGGTACTCAACAGCGCTCACCAGCTCAGGGCTAGGCGCAATATCAATACTGGAAAAAGAATTAGCGACCATAGTAGCAACCAAAGCCAAGAAACCGATGGATCCGAGGACTCGTTTGTGTGAGATGTCTCCGTCCTTTGAAGAGATCATTTGTTTAAAAAAGTTTTTCATTTCTCGTTTATTTTCATCATGTTGGACGTGCGAACAGAGTCATCAAACCACTGCTCACGATCCTTTGGAACTTCAATGTTATTGGTCTCGAGAACGACCATCAAAAGCTCGGTCTTCTTCTTCATCTCCTCAGCCTCCTGCTTTACCTCCTCCATCTTAGTAACGACCTCCTCAATGGCAGCATCGTTCATCTCTTTGACCTCCTCGATGGCAGCCTTGGTCATCTCAATGCTGGCCCGAGCGTGATCGAGCTGCATGGAGTACTTTTTGTACGGATCAGCAGAGCTAAGCTCTGGAGCGACAGGAACAGCAGCAGCTGTCAAAGATGCAAGCAAAATGATGTGTTTCATTATTTGATAATGCCCATTTTTTGGTATGTTGTTAACTCAGCACGAAGCGCAGACGAGATGGAGTCTTGCGTCTTGAGCATGGAAGAAAACTGATCCAGTTTAGCTTCGCATTTACTCAAGCGATC